ACCCCAGAATTAGATGATGTTGTGAGAATTTCTGACGATTACTCTCGCTGATTTTTAGTTACGATTACACTAAAGAGAGTAATCGCATGGCTAAGAAGAAAGAGAGGTCGGCTGGTTTCATCATAGTTCGTAAAGACCACGACGAATGGAAAGTACTGGGCTTACGCGTCTATGGAAAAATAGACATACCCAAGGGGCATGTAGAGTCTGGTGAAAGTGATTTTGATGGAGCGGTTAGAGAGTGTAAAGAAGAGGCTGGGATAACAGTCTCTGTCTCTGACATGGGATGGGGACGTAATCCTAAGATAATAGAAAGATCACATAAAGATGTTGTCATTTTTTTAGCCTCTACCGACCAAGATCCTGTCATACTCCCAAATCCGGAGACAAATCGCTATGAGCATGATGGATTTCATTGGCTCACTTGGGATGCTATGAAAAAACGTTGCTATCCTTATCTCGTACCTGCAGTTCAATGGGCTCAAGACCTCATCGAAGGTGCTAGTTAGTAACAGATGTCTACTTTCAAACAACACGAAGCTTCAGCAGATCGTTCGGCGTCTGACCGTTCTCGTCATAAGCAGAAGATTGAAAAGGCAATTCGCGAGGGTGTGCATAACATTGTCGCAGAAGAATCGATCATCGGGCAAGACGGAAAGAAGAAGGTAAAGATTCCAGTTCGTGGAATCAAAGAATGGCAGTTCGTCTACGGTCCCAACGCTGATAACAAGCAGGCAGGATCAGCTCCTGGAACTGACATTCAGAAGGGTCAGGTCGTAAAGAAGGGTCAGAAGCAGGAGCAGGGTCAGGGAAACAAAGCTGGAAAGGACAAGGGCGAAGAGTTCTATGAGGTTGAGATAAGCCTCGATGAGCTGGCGTCATATCTGTTCGATTCTCTCGGTCTTCCCGAGCTTGAGAAGAAAAAACTTCGTGAGATCAAAGAGTTTAAGACAAAGAGGCATGGTCATCGCCCTCACGGGATAATCACGCGACTGGACAAGCGTGAATCGATGATCAATCGTCTCAAGCGTAAAGCAGCTGCAAAGAGAGCCGGCGATATTGAAATTGATCCGACTACAGGAGAGGAAGTATTTCCTTTCCACGAAGATGATCTTTCATTCCATCACATAAAGGAAAAGCCGAAGGAAGCTACAAGCGCCGTCATATTTTTTATGATGGACGTGTCTGGATCAATGACGACTAACATCAAGTTTATAGCACGTTCTTTCTTTTTCCTGCTGTATCAGTTCCTACGTCACAAGTATGAAGCAATTCAGATAATCTTCATCGGTCATACAACTGAGGCTTTTGAAACTGACGAGGACTCATTCTTCAAGCGTGGCGCTTCGGGAGGAACTCATATCTCATCAGCTCCAAAGTTAGCTCTTGAGATCATCAATAAGAGATTCCATCCATCGTCGTGGAACATTTACGCGTTCCATTGCACTGATGGTGATAACTGGTCCGAAGATAACAACGCTGCGATTGAAGCATTTAGAGAGCTCTCAGACATTTCGCAAATGACATGCTATTGTGAAATTTGTCCAGATTCTGAGCGTATGGCGTGGGAGCCTGATCGATCTATGTCATTTTGGAATTCAGTTTCCAAAATTGACGATGGAAAGAAATTCAGGGTCGCCATGCTCAAATCAGCGCAGGATATCTGGCCCACGTTCAATAGGTTATTCGGAGGTAAGACATGAGCGATTGGAGCATCAAAGATCTAGAACAATGGGACGAGAAGATCTGCGAAATTGCGCGAGGTCATGGTCTCGACTGGTACCCAATCTCATATGAAACTTGCGATTACCGTGAGATGATTGGTCATATGTCCTATCATGGTATGCCGAGCCACTACGGGCACTGGTCATATGGAAAGACGTTCGAGAGAACGCATTTCATGTACAACGCTGGAGCGGAGGGACTTCCCTACGAGCTGATCATTAACTCGAATCCATCGATTGCTTATCTCATGCAGGAGAATCCGCTTTACCTGCAAGTTCTCATCATGGCTCACTGCGTTGGCCATAGCGACTTTTTCAAGAACAATATCACATTCAAAGACACTGATCCCGATCATATTATTCAGCGTCTCAGAAACGCTAAGAAGCGGTTCCAGTCTTACGTTGAAGATCCTTCGATCGGAGTCGAAAATGTTGAAAGAGTTATCGACGCGTGTCATGTTCTTCAGTATCAGGTTGATAGGAAGCCGAGATTCAAGCGCGATGACCTTGAAGTTAGAAATGAGATTCTAGATCTCAAGAAGAAAGATCCTAAAAAGCACGCAAATCTAAATCCAGATAAGCGACCCCTGCAGATAGAATACGACGTTCTTGGATTCATAGCTGATAATTGCAGGGATCTTGAACCATGGGAGCGTGATATCATCTCCGTCATTCGCGATGAAGCGAAGTATTTCTGGCCTCAGATTAAGACGAAGGTGATGAACGAGGGCTGGGCTTCATTCTGGCATTATAGAATCGTTCATGATCTCCAGCTTCCAGATTCGATGCACATTCCATTCCTGAAGAGTCATAACCTTGTTCTTAGACCGTGGCCGGGTCGCATCAATCCCTATCATCTTGGATTCGAAGTTTTCAAGAAAATAGAGAAAGATAAGGGAATCGAGGAGTGTTTCATTGCAAGAGAAGCTTGCTCTGATGAAAATTTCCTATGGCAATATCTTGATCGTGAGCTCGGTGAAGATCTAAACCTTTTCACCTATGCTCCCGAAAAAGGAAAAAATCCTGACTGGACAATCAGAGATATATCTGACGAAGACGGTTGGGATAATGTAAAGAGAACTCTGATTAATGGTGTCGGAGGCAATTCAATACCCGTGATCTATGTTGATGAAGTCAAAAAAGACACGCTCATTCTACGTCATGAGCATGACGGACGTGACCTTGAACTTGATTACGCTGACAATTGCGTCAAGAAAATAAAAGAACTGTGGAAGGGTCCTGTGCAATTGTTCACAATTCTCGAAGACGAACCCTTCGAAGTCTCATAATTTAATACAGGAGAGTTTCTGATGGATTTCCTTAAGATCATTAAGAACCAGCGCAAAGAGTCGGCAAAAGAGTCTTGGTCTGGTACGTTTATCGATTACCTGAAGCTGGTCGAGACAAATCCGACCGTCACCAAGCTTGCAGCGCGTCGTCTTGTTGATGCCATAGAATCATACGGAGTCGAATCTCTGGATGATGGCGACCCTCGTTGTCGCAAGCTTTTTGATAGTGACAAGCTTCGTACCTACAATTACTTCAAAGATGATTTCTACGGTCATGAAAGAGTAATTGCTAAGATTATGCGATTCCTGAAGTCTGCATCGTTGAAGGGAGAGGAAAGCCGTCAGGTGCTCCTGCTCATGGGTCCAGTCGGATCTGGAAAGAGCGCTCTTGCTGACGGTGTCAAGAAGGCCCTTGAGAAGGCCGCAGAGCCCATCTATCATTTGGATGGGTGTCCGGTCAGGGAGGAGCCTCTGCACCTCCTGCCGAGGTCTCTGCGTGGTCAGTTTGAGGAAGTTCTAGGGGTTCATATCGAAGGTGACCTCTGCCCAGTGTGTCGATTCAGGCTGATGAATGAATTCAACGGAGAGTATGAAAAGTTTCCCGTTGTTTGCTCTTCATTCTCCCAGCGCGCGCGTCGCGGAATTGCAGTTGTTCCTCCCATGGATGCTAACTCCCAGGACGTCTCAGCTCTAATTGGCTCAGAGGATATCTCAAAGCTTGATAAGTTTTCTGAGGATGATCCTAGAGTTCTTAACCTCAACGGTGCATTCAACGTCGGTAACCGCGGAGTTGTAGAGTTTGTTGAGATCTTTAAGAATGAGATCGAGTTCCTTCACACGATTCTCACAGCGACCCAGGAGAAGCAGGTTCCGACTCCCGGTAAGAACTCCATGCTCTACTTCGATGGTGTCATCATCTCGCACTGCAACGAGTCCGAGTGGAATCGATTCAAGTCTGAGCATACCAACGAGGCCATTCTAGACCGTGTTGTGAAGATTGAAGTTCCATACGTTCTTGAGCTCACGCAGGAGATGAAGATTTACGACAAGATGCTTCGTAGATCAGACTTCAGGGCTCACATCGCTCCTCACACGATTAAGGTTGCTGCGATGTTCTCAGTTATGAGCCGCCTTCGTCAGTCTCAGAAGTGTGACCTTCTCACTAAGATGAAGATCTATGATGGTCAGGAAGTTGTTGAGAAGGGTCGCACCAAGAAAGTTGATATCAAGGACCTTCGTGAGGAAGCACGTCATGAGGGAATGGATGGTATCTCGACTCGCTTCATCACAAAGGCTATCGACTCTGCGCTAACTGATTCTGACAAGAGCTTCATCACGCCCATGCGAGTTGTCGAAGCGCTCATCAAGCAGGTGAAAGAGCAGATTGTCGATGAGGATAAGAAGAAAGTCTACCTCGAGATCCTGCAGAAGACCATTCGCGAAGAGTACCTTAAGATTCTCGAGGGTGAGATCGCCAAGGCATTCGTGACAGCTTACGAGGAGCAGGCTCAATCTCTCTTCGATAACTACATGGATAATGCTGAGGCGTACACGACAAAGCAGAAGATGAAGGATCGCGTTACATCTGAGGAGCGCGCTCCTGATGAGAGGTTCCTCCAGTCGATTGAGGAACAGATCGGAATCACAGGTTCAGCTCGTGATGGTTTCAGAGCAGACGTGACAGCTTTCATGTTTGCCAAGATGCGTCGTGGCCAGAAGGTCGACTACAAGTCCTATGAGCCACTCAAGGAAGCTATCGAAAGCTACCTGATCGCTTCGGTCAAGGATATGGCGCGTATTGTCACCAAGTCTAAGAGCCGTGACAATGAGCAGCAGAAGAAGTACTCTGACATGGTCGAGACCATGGTCAAAGAGTATGGATACACTCCCGAGTCAGCTGAGGAGATTATCACATTCGCGTCCAATAATCTCTGGAGAGATTCTTGAGATCGAAATCTAAGATTTCTACCATGGTGAAACCTTCGATTGTTGGAGCAAAAGGATTCATGTATCCAGATCTAGAAGCGACTGGATACATGATATCTAAGGGCACCGACGTCGATCCGGTTCCTTACCTGGGTGGGGGTCGACAAGAGTCTTTGCAGGCAGTATTGATAGAAAATTCTAAAGTCGTTGGAGCGCCTGTGGAATCTGGAATCAGCCTGTACTGGATTAAGAAAGAAGTTATTGAGAATTGAGTTTATCTTCTCGCTAGAAATAACAAAAATTCAGCGTGAAAGTAACTCTTAAAACATCAGAAGCTGCGTGGCGTGAAGCTGCGCAGCTTTTTTCTGAAATTTCAAATTTAGTCGACAGTCTTGAAAGTGGTAAGCTGTTCGTAAATTTGAATGATTCTTCCTGTGTTGCTTCAAAATCAGATTGTCTTAGAATCGCATCGCAAGCTCTAAGCTCAGGTCCGTTGAAGAATATGCTTCTAAAGTGCATGGTAGACGCTGAGTCGATGTCGGCCGGCGGATCATTTATCATGCTTAAATTTTTGAGCTCAAAAGATAAGAAAGCGTTCAAAAATCAAAGTAAAAATAGAAGATTCTCTTTGTTAGAGCTTGAAAGATCTTTGATCAATATGTCAGATCAAAAGTCGGCGAAAATTGCAATTGAGAGTCTCAAACGTGCCGGTCGTGATGGAAAAATTGTCCTTGACAAGGCAGAATCAACGAAAAGTGAGATTATTTTTGGATCCCAACAATGCTCTTGGCATCCATCGATAGATTTTTTCAAATCTCTTAAATCTGATAGAGTATCAGTCAACTATCCTAAGTTGATTTTTATCGATGGAATTATAGAGAGCGTTGCAGAGTGTCATAAAATTTTTCAAGACTCAAATGAGAACTTGACTCCCTATCTTGTTTTTGCGAGAGGATTTTCTGGTGACGTTATCACGACATCGGCCGTCAACATTCAAAGAAACACAGCTCAGCTAATTCCAATTGAAGTACCTTACGATGAAGTCGGATGCAACGCATTGGCTGACCTTGCTACAGGATTCGCGTCAGATGTTGTATCTTCTCTAAAGGGAGAGTTGATATCAAGCTTGGATTTGTCCCAATGTCCGAAGATCGAAAAAGCAACTGCATTTATCAATTTTGTCGAACTTGAGAGTTCGAAGAATAACATGTCCCATGTTGTTTCTTATCTTTCGGAGAAAGTGAAAAATGCTTCTCCAGCTGAAGAAGAAATTTTGAGAAAAAGAATATCATCTTTAGGAGCTGGAACTCTCACAATTAGAGTTGGGAAAGAAAACAAGTCACTTGCTGGAACTTCAAGAGATAGAATAGACTACTGCATTAGATACAGCATGGCAGCATTGAGAAGCGGAGTTTCAAGCTTTTTCGATGATCTCTATCCGACGTCTTCAATTGAAAGCGGAAAGAAAGCAAGCGATTCATTCTTACAAGTGCTGTCTAAAAATGGAGCTATCTTGATGGAGGACAAGTCATGTGGATAAGTCCAGATGGTAATCAGTACAGCATAGATGAAATCATTGCTGAGATAGGATCTGAGTCAAAAGTTTTTGTTGGAACTGACTCTCAGCTCGTAGCGGGTCAATGGCAATTAGCTACAGCAATATGCGTTTACTGGGAGGGACGAGGCGGTAAGTTCTTTTATAGAAGAAACAAGCTGAATCGAACAACTTTCAAATCTCTTGAAGAAAGATTGATGCACGAAGTTTATGAATCTGTCATGACGGCCGAGCTTATTAAATCTCAGAAACCCGACATTTACGTTAATATTCACGCTGATATCGCTTCTGATCCAGACAGTAGGTCTGCTAGACTCGCAAAAGCAGCAAAGTCTTACATCAGCGGTATGGGCTATGAGCCCACTATTAAACCGGACGCTTGGGCCTCTACAACAATAGCCGATAAATTCACACGTTAATTTTTACTTTTTGATGGCAAAAAATGAAAATCTCAAAAGGAGGTTATTTTGAGTTTAGAAAGCGATATGGGAAAGGTCACGAATGATGTTGTTGGAGCAATCAACGACAATCTCGCTGTTGCTTTGACTTCTGTTCTTAGAAATGAACTAAAGTTGACAGATGATCAGATCAGAAGAGTTGTAGCAGTTGCATCGATGACTGTAGAGGGCGTAGCGTACAACGGCGTCAATCAATATGTTTCTGTCGCAAACAAGCACGTCAATGCTAATCGTAATCATGGAACTATTGAAGTCGATACAACGGTAAAGAAGACGAGCCTGTTCGGACGATAGATGCCACTCAGCGGAATAAAACATCTGATTCAATGTCATTGCATACTTCCGCAATTTAAAGAAAGCCACGATCCTGTTTTTCATAAATTCGCAGTTTTCTCAATTTTGGATGAAGAGTCTGACACCGTTCAGCCTAAATTTGCGCAATGTAATAATTGCGGAATCATTCACAAAGTGGTCGACATCTGTAAGTCTGAGCTTACAACAAAAGAAGAATCTAAGACTCTTCCGAACATATCAGATATCAGACTTTCTCTTCCAAAATCTCTTTCAGATGTTTTAGACTCTTACCAAAGCGATATTTCAACTTGGGAGCATGCTGAGTGGATTTATCTAAGCAAAGCTTGGGATTCTTGGATCATTTTGACGAGAGAAGAGGACGATGACGGTGATCTTCATGGGAAAAGACTTATTTTCCTAGGCGAAGAAAGGTTTAAAATCGAGGCATTCTAATGGAAGCTAAGAAATTCGGACAAACTGAAACAGAAATTTGGGCTGCTGAATCCCTTAAGAGCAGACAAATTGTCAATGAGATACTTAAGTTTGGCGTCAATCAAAAGCAGATACTTCAAATCATAAGTCTTTTGTCACTTGAGTTGGAGGATCGCGCCACACTGGTTCGTATCTCTGACGCTGCCAAAGAAGCGCTTGATGAAGCGCAACTTCCAACTAGCAACATCATAATCGATTAATGGAGTATAAAAATGTCTAACGATGCAATTAGCGAGTGCTGGAATAAGATCAAGGCCCTTGTCGAGTCAACAGAACTCGATGTTCAGAAGAACGCTCGTGGTAATGTTTCGGCTGGAGTGAGAGCGCGCAGAGGTCTTAGACTTCTCAAGAAGGAGTCTGCCACTCTTACAAAGCTGATGGTCGAAATCGAGAAGCAGCGCAAGACAGCTGATAGCGAGTCTTAATATGCCTGCTAGCTTATACAATCTTGCCAATCGTAAGCACTTCGCTGACAGCTCTGCTGTCACAAATGTAGCTGAGGAGATTTCGACTCCCGTCCCAGCTGTAGAGAGCGAAGTTAAGATTGTCGATGTACCACTAGCTGTTGCGATTGAGACTACGATCGATGAAGCTAACAAGACAGAGCTGCAGGAAGAGAACATTGTCGAGGAAAAAGTTGATAACAACGTTCCAAATTGGGACGCATCATGGTCTAAGACACAGCTTCTGGCCGTTGCTCAGTCTTTGAATCTTTCGGTCACTTCTACTAGCACAAAAACTGAGATCGTCAACGCTCTTACTGCAGCTACCAAAGCTCAGTAACTCAAACTGACGATTGAGCTTTTTGAAGCGATGATTTCTCAAGCTGACATATTCTCATCCTTGTGACTCCGAATATGTCACCAATCTGCTGAAGAGTCATTCCTTCATCATTCTTATTCGCAGCTATAGCCGCGCAATTTAGATACTCTCCTGCCGCCATCCAGAGGCGGCAGGATTTCTTTTCACATGTCAATCCACGCTTTTCATGCTCAGAAAAACATGTCGTATTGATAGCTACATTTTCGTTTGCTTGTTGCGGCATATTCAGATTACTCTCTTCTCTTAGTTGATATCTTTACTCTAAAGGAGACATTTTGCAGCCTCGTCAAGACAAACACGGAAATAGAAAGATTCTTGTAATAGACACCTCAGTTCTTTTACATGATATGCAGAGCATTCACTCTTTTCCTGGTAATGACGTTGTTCTCCCGCTCGTTGTTCTAGAAGAGCTTGATAGGTTTAAAGAGCGTCAGGACCTTCTCGGTTCATCTGCTCGTTACGTTAATCGATATTTGGATCAGCTAAGGTCAACCGGAAATCTTCACAACGGAGTTGACGTTGGAAACGAGCAAACGGTTCGTATAGAAAATGAGTTGAGCCCGTTGGGCATCCAGCTTCCCTCAGGGCTCGATTTTAAGAAGGGCGATAACCAACTCATCGCTGTGGCCTTGGGCCTCAAGAAGGGTCACCCAGAGGCCACGGTGAAGGTCGTAACGAAGGACATCAACCTTCGGGTCAAGTGCGATGCTCTGGGATTGGTGGCTGAGGATTACTACCGAGATCACGTCAAGAGCGTGAAGGAAGGTGGTCAGATGTTCTCGGGTCAGGAAGCTATTGAATTTGCTGATCGTGACATCGACATGTTCTACTCCCAAAAAGAGCTCGAGGTTTCTGATTGGATGCCAGAGCTTCACCCGAACCAATTTGTGTATGGAACTTCCGATCTGGATCCGAAGAAGTCATTTCTTGCCATTCATAAGAATGGAAAGCTCAAGCCTCTCAATTACAAGTGCAATAGTGTGAATGCTAGAAGCAAAGAGCAAAAGTTTGCTCTTCATGCTCTACTTGATCCTGAGATCCCGTTGGTGTCTCTTTCTGGCTTAGCTGGAAGTGGTAAGACTTTCCTTACTTTAGCAGCCGCTATGCAGGGATTCAGTGAGAAGACTTACAAGAGGATCATCATCACTCGTTCGATCGAGCCGGTCGGTAAAGAGCTTGGGTTCTTACCCGGTGACATTGATGACAAGATGGCTCCTTGGCTTTCGCCGATTGTCGACAACTTTAGACAAGCTTTCGGAGAATCAACTTATTTTGAGATGATGAGAAACCGTGGAGACATCGACGTTGCTCCTCTAGCGTTCATCAGAGGTCGAACATTCAGCGAAGCTTTTATCATTGTTGATGAAGCTCAGAATACTACGATTCACGAACTCAAGACCATCATCACGAGAACTGGTAAGAATAGTAAGATTGTTTTGCTCGGAGACATTGATCAGATCGACACTCCCTACATTGACAGCTACTCTAACGGTCTTACAATTGCAGTAGAGAAGTTGAAGACTTCTGATCTAACATCTCATGTAACTTTGGAGCGTGGCGAGCGCTCTGAGCTGGCCACTCTTGCTGGCCAGATGCTGTAGAGTTGAATACTTAAGGGCGGAGACGTCACCGTGCCTACAAAGATAGATCTACAACGATACAAGAAGACTTATCCATTCTTGCGTCGTGAACCGGTGATAGTTTTCACCTCAACGTCGGAGCCCACAATGTCAGCAACTATAGAGGCAGCGACTGCATCTTTCGGCGGTTCTGATCAGATAACTTACAATTTCACAAAAACATTTACTAGCGCTCCTAAAGTTACGCTTACTCCAATCGGAACGCTAGCAAATTTCAATGTGTTCATAGTTTCTGTTAGTTCGACCCAACTTGTTTTAAAAGCATCAGTCCCAAACTCTGATTCGGTTCACATTCATGCCATCGAGGTTACGGCGTAATGTCTGTAGACTTCAGAACAAGGCAGATAAGAGTCAACCAGATCATAAACTCTGGTAGCACGGCAGATGCTCCTCTGCTTGTGTATGGACTGAGCGCTGCGACAGATGAATCAGGCGGATACGACGTCGCTAAAATTCCAGTTAGCGCTGACACATGGCTATTCATTTCTGGAACTTCCGGATCTTTCGGGACTGCAACAAGAGGTGTTGTAACGATCGGCGGAGATTTGGTAGTATCAGGAACGATCTACAACAAATCAGGAATTGCGTATCCAATAAGCGGAAGCGGAGCTGGCGTATCGTATTTTAGCAGCACAACGAACGGCTCTATTTTCACGACAGGCTCCGCAGCTTTTAAGGGATCGGAAGCCATCGACTCTCCGTCAGATAAGGGAAGCGACGTATTTTTCTACGTAGCAGCAGAATCTTCTAAAGTCTCCCTGTTCGGTGGAAATGTTGTCTCGTCCGGGTCTATCATACTGAAGAGTTCAACTGGGATCACGTCATCTTTCATCAATTCATCAACTGGAGACGTTAGCGGATCTGGAAATTTCGTTGCCGGAGGATCTATCTCTGGTTCTTCTGCCAGAATATACTCACAGGATGAGGGAGTTATTAATCTAAGCTCTTCTCTTGGAGAATCATCTGTTACTCACGCTTCTGATGGAAAATTTTACTTAACCAACAACACTAACTCTGGTTTGATCGTACTCGGAGCGACAAATTCTGGTGGAGTCGGTCGTCAGCTTTTAAAACTTGAAGCTTCTACGTCAACAGGAAATCTATTTCTTTCTGGTTCGACGTATCTTGGAGTCGATGCAACTGACTCTCTGTATGTTAATGCAAGATTGTCATCTGATGTTATACCAGACGGAGACAGAACAAGAAATCTAGGATCTAGCTCTCTTAGATTTGCAAACGTCTATACTGGAGATCTTCATCTAAGAAATGATCGCGGTGATTGGACCATAGTGGAAGAAGAAGATTATCTTCGAGTTGTCAATAACAGAACGGGAAAGAACTTCAAGATGGTTTTACAAGCTATAGATTAAAAAATCGAAGATATTTAAAATCGATCTTCAATCGGAGCTTTAAATGGCATTGGTCGGTAGTCTCTCAGGTTCACTTAACACTGGAATTGTTGCGGTCACTGGCTCGCTCATTCCCTCTACAACAAAAGATAGTCTTGGCAGCAATTCGTTCAAGTGGGGAACGGTTTACGCAAGCTCTTTGACAGGTAGCATCAGAAGCACGGCTGGCGGAAATGATATCATCGCTGCCGGACCGAACATCACTGTTAATTACAACGCATTGGGTCAGTGGGAAGTTACTGGAACTGCTGCTGCTTCAGCCGCCTCGGTGTTCAAAGAAGCGTCGGCTACTGCGGCTTACACAACATCTTCTATCGCAATCGGTTTCAACAGCGCTGCTAGCTCAAAAGGATCCGACGTATTTTTTGCAGTTTCAGGTAGCAGCCCAACTTCTAACACTGCACTTTTCTCTGGTCCAGTCGTTGCTTCTGGATCTATCACGGTTAAAGACGCTGGGGTCACTCTTGGTCAGATCAGCGGTACTGGAGTTATCAGCGGATCAGCTCTTCAAACTGTCGGAAATCTAAATGTTCAGGGCACAAGCGGACTGATCGGCGATGTTACGGTTACGGGCGACGTGTCTGTTAACGGCGGAGACCTTAACACGACTGCTACAACATTCAATCTTATAAACGCCGGCGCCACCGTTGCTCTTAACATCGGCGGAGCAACAGCCACGACTACAATCGGATCGTCAACGGGTAAAGTCATTGTTCCAGGAGATTTTGAAGTCCAGGGAACTACAATGACCGTTGACGTTACAAATTTAACGATTGAAGATCCAATAGTAGCGTTTGGCTTCACAACTGGCTCGGTGGCTGGATCAGCTGGTGACAGAGGATTTGTGGGAGGAATTACTGGAGCTGGAAACAACGTTGCGTTTGTGTGGTCCAACTCCAACAATTCTTTCGCTGCTACAAAGACTACATCTGTTCCTGGTGACACCACGATCAGCCTTACCAACCTTCAGCCGATCAGAGCTTCATCTATCCAAGTAAATGGTATAATCGCTCAGGTCACATCATCTGATGGCTCAGTTATTGCAGTTTCAGGTTCTCAAGTTGATCTCAAAGCTGGAACAGCGGGAGCTTTTTTCTATCGTGATGGTACCTCTTTCTTGGGAATCGGATCCGGATCTTACGGATCAAGCACCGGGAATGCTGCGAAACTAACTGCTATCGCCAAAGATATAGTTGTTGCGGCCCAACCAGGTTATAACGCTTACATCAGCGGAAGCTCTGGCGTTTATATCGACGCAGGAGTTTCGGGCACGACCTTCAGAAGAGATGGCGCTAGCATTGCTACTATTGAGCAAGCCACGGCAGGTACAGTCAGTCTTACATCTGCAGTTGCAACAGCCAACGTTTTCAACGCGACTGCGACTACAGTCAATATCGCTGGCGCAGCGACTGCAATCTCAGTTGGATCTTCTACTGGCGCAACCACTATCAAGCACAATCTAATTGTAACTGGGTCGACATATCTTGGTGATACAACATCAGATGTGCTTGAGGTTAAGGCTCTTGTGACTGGAAGTCTTCTTCCATTCGGAGACGTTATAACCGATCTTGGCTCTCCTTCAAATCGATGGGCTAATATTTACACAGGCGACTTGCACCTCAGAAACGATAGAGGAGATTACACTCTTATCGAAGAAGAAGACTTCCTTTCGATCCGTTTCAACAAGACTGGAAAGAGATACAAGTTTGTTCTTGAACCGGTTCCTGAGCTTGACGAGAAGTAGTCAAATGGTCTGAGCATAGTGGTCGGCCAAGTGCCGACCATTTTTGCATCTAAATTTTCGCTTTTGGCTCTGATCACGTATAATCGTACTATGTTCAGCAGTCCATTTTCAGATCAAAAAAAGCATGATGTACGTCTAGTCTTTGTTCAAGATTTTTTCCTCTCAGATCTAATAGGAGGGGCTGAGCTGTCTATGGATGCTCTGCACAGCTCAGCTCCGATTCCGTTCGCTACAGTTCACTCAGCTCATCTCACTAAAGAGATGGTAGAGAGTCACGCAAACTGTCACTGGGTCTTTGGTAATTTTTCTCAATTGAACCCAGCACTTATATACGCTTTTTCAGTCTCTAAAATTAGCTACTCCGTGTTTGAACATGACTATAAGTTCTGTAGATGGAGATCTGTTGAAAGGCATCTAGCTGAAGGTAAAGAGGAGTGTCATTGTGAGTCTGAACCTTGGGGACGTCTCATTGAGCAGTTCTACTTAAACGCTAAGCAGGTCTGGTTTTGCTCTCAGAAGCATATGAATCGATACTTTGATAGATTCCCAAGCTTGAAAAATGCGAACTGCTCAGTTCTTTCAGCGGTGTTTGGAGATGAGTTCTTCGGCAAAATTGTTCCTCTCATTCAATCTCTTCCTGGTAGAAAGAAGTCTGGATGGTTGACTCTCGATTCAGATTCTTGGATCAAAGGAACTGATGATGCAAAGAAGTGGTTGATCGACAACGACAAAGATTTCAGCTTGATTAAGGATATGAGTCCAGATCAAGTTCTAGAAGCCATGGCTAATTCTGAAGGATTCGTCTGTCTACCACGTGGAGCTGATGTTTCTAATAGAATGGTTACTGAATCTAAGTTATTAGGATGTCAGGTAGTATCTAACGAGAATGTTCAACACTTCGGAGAGACTTGGCTCGAGTATGAACCTCTAAACATCCTCAGATGGCTTCACAATAGAAGAGCTGTTTTCTGGCAGAGAACTTTGGACATTATGTCGGGTCGTGAAAGTTTGGAGTCTAATCTTCTCGTTAAGTTTCCGACTCGTGGTCGCCCAGAGAAGTTTTTCTCAGTTCTCGAGCGCTACAGAGATCTTAGCAGATCTAAGAACATTAAGTTCCTAGTATCATGTGATCTTGATGATTCTACGATGAACAATGAAGAAGTTAGAAAGAGATTTGAATCGTATGATAACGTTGAAGTCTGCTATGGTAGCAGCAAGACGAAAATCCAAGCTATCAATGCTGACATGTCGGGACGAAATTTTGACATCTGCTTATTAGCATCAGACGATATGATTCCAGAAAGAGAGGGATACGACCTCGAGATAATTCGACAGATGAAGGTAAACTACCCAGATCTGGACGGAGTTATCTGGTTTTCAGATGGTTATCAGAAGCAAAAGCTTAATACTCTTATCGTTTTGGGAAAGAGATACTACGATCGTTTCGGATACCTCTACCATCCTGATTACGTCTCATTCTACTGCGATAATGAGTTCATGCAGGTTGCTTTTGCTCTTGGAAAGCAAACGTACGTGGATGATGTAATCATTCGCCACGAGCATCCGGATAATACCAAGGAGGCTATCGATATGACGTACGCAGTCAACAATCAACATGTGATGAGAGATCATATGATGTTTGCTCAAAGAGCTCAGAACATGTTCGGGCTGAACGGATGAGAGTGGTTTCTTATTCTTTGTGGGGAGATAATCCGAAGTACAACGTTGGAGCTCTCAGAAATGCTGAGCTTGTCAGCGAGCTATACCCTGGGTGGCAGGCTAGATTTTATGTGGGTACTAACACGCCTGTTGAAACTATCAATGGTCTTCATGAGCGTGGTGCTCATGTGATTGATATGAAGAAGCCCGGTGATTGGACGGGAATGTTCTGGAGATTTGAAGCTGCTTCTGACCCTGAGGTCGATGTTATGATCAGCCGAGACTGCGACAGTAGGATAACTGCTCGTGAGGTGGCTGCGGTGAAGCAGTGGCTCGGAAGTAATGCGATGTTTCATATCATGCGAGATCATCCTCATCACGCTACTGAAATTTTGGGAGGAATGTGGGGAGTGAGAGCTCCACTTCTCAGCAACATGAGCAATCTCATTCGCGAATATGTGAAGGGAGATTTCTGGCAGGTAGATCAAAATTTCTTACGCGAAGTTGTGTATCCAAAAGTTGCTCAATTTTCAATTGTTCACGATGAATTTTTTCAAAAGATTCCATTTCCAACCGATCGTGTTAATGATGAGTTTGTAGGCTTAGCATTCGATGAAAATGATGTTGCTGTTGAAGAACAAAAAGTTGCATTGAGAGCTGCTCTATGAAGATTTTGCTAATACAAGAGCGCGGAAGAAATGAAGCAAATAGGGAGTTTAGAGAAGCTTTATGTCTTAAGCGCGGCATCGAGAGAGCCGGACATGAGGCAGTTGTATGGGGCCTAAACTACGATAACTTCTCGATTCCTTTCCGTGAAGTTTCGAAAGATTGCGATGCTTTGTTGAGCCTTGAGAATTATGACTCAGGATGGCACCCAGATATCTCTGGTTTCAAGGGAAAGAAAATGTTCTGGAGCATTGATTCTCATTGTGCTCTTCAGAATCATCAAGCTCATTGTATGAAGCACAAGTTTGACGCTCTTCTAATGTCTAACATACATCATATTGATCATTTCAGGGGAATGGTCGGATCTGCAGTGTGGTTTCCGAATGGATATCCTTCTGATTTGATCAAGCCAGATCAAAACATTGAAAGAAATGTTGATATTGGATTCTGCGGCTCTCTTATCGGAGACAGAGAGGCCTGGCTTAATCTCATTTCTCAAAAATTTAATCTCAAAAAAGATATTTTTGTGATTGGAAACGACATGGTTAGAGCTCTCTCAAGCTATAAGATCGCTTTCAACATAAACATAGCTGATGACATCAATTTTAGAACTTTTGAAGCTACTGGTTCTGGAGCGATGCTAATCACGAATTACACTCCAAATCTTGAAAGACTTTTCAAGATTAATGAAGAAATTGTCGTGTATCATAATGCAGTCGAACTAATGTATTTGATAGATCACTTTGTCAAAAACGACAGTGAGCGAGAAAAAATAGCTAATCTCGGACGAGTGAGATCTGAAAATTATCACAGCTACGATGTAAGATCTAAGCATCTAATAGCGATAGCCGGTCTGTAATATGAAAATTCAAAATTTGATCATCACATGCGATAAGAACGCTGGTCTTCAAGACACCATCCGTCAAACTTACGCGAAAGATTGTGATTCTTACTTGTTTTTTGGAGACTCATTCGGAAGTGACTCCATCGCGTACCTGGGAATACCCACTGGGTATCAGTACGTGCCATTTAAGTTAGCATATGGCATAATGTCTTGCAATTCTCATGATGAGTTTGATTTCTATTTTTTCCAAGATGACGACACTTACGTCGATATTGCGGCACTTAAGAAAGAAATAGAGAATTGTGAAATGTCTAATGAGAAACCGCAGTGTCTTGGAAGAATTTTTAGAAACTACGGTCAAAAAGAGGCTCTAGAGCAAGGCATGCCGCTACAGTCTCTTAGAGGAAAAGACTGTAATCTTCCGGTTGACTACCCTAGCGGCGGCGCTGGTTTTGTTATAAATCGCGTCGGCTTCAAAGCAATTAGAAATTATCTAAGATCTAACGTAGAGTTTGCGACAGCGTATAATAGTGACATCTCTATTGGTCTTTGGATGAGAAACATCGGTAGTTTTGAACTAATTCATAGCGAAAAATTTAGATCAGACAGCACCGGATATGATGTTAGCAACGATAACGTTTCATTTCATTATATGAATTCTCAGAAAATGAATGAGCTATATCAGAAGTCTTTGAATCTAAGATAATAGAAATCATAATAAGGGAGATTTGTCAATGTCTAACAAGCTTTTTACTCAAGATTGGTTCAGCTCTAATTTGCCCTACTGGGATCAGATCATTAGACAAAATTTTGCAGATCAGCAGAATCTAAATTTTTTGGAGATTGGATCTTTCGAGGGTAGAAGCGCTTGCTGGCTGATGGAAAACGTTCTAACTCACGATTCTTCTCGTCTTACTTGCATCGATCCTTTTACTGGATCAGTTGAACATTCTGGAATTGATCTTGGAAATCTTCGCGAAAGATTCGACAATAACACAAGAGAATGGCACGAAAAGATGAGAGTGATTCAAAAGACTAGCTCTACAGCTCTTCCAGAACTTTTGACATCCAGCGAGAAGTTTGACGTGATCTACGTTGATGGAAGTCATATGGCTTGTGACGTGATGTTTGATGCAGTGAATTGCTTTGAACTTCTGAAGCTGGGCGGTGTCATGATATTCGATGACTATCTGGGCGGTAAGCTGACAACAATTTCTGACGTTAAGCCCGCAGTAGATGCTTTCATCTTTTCTTATCAGCATAAGATAAACGTGTTTAACGTAGCATATCAGCTTTGGCTTCAGAAGACTGCGAACTAAATCGAGGAGCTTATAACATGAAAATAGATTTTGCGATTCACAGCGTTGATGATAATAAGCTTTACTCTGATTTCTGGTCTCCGGTCTCCAAAGTTTGGAAGGAAAAGATGGGTATTGAACCAGTCCTTCTTGTTCTGAAAGACAAAGAGTCTTTTAACATCAATGATTTTGACACAAGATACGGGACAGTGATCAACATTGATCCGGTTGCTGGTGTCCCAACTTATCTTCAATGCCTATGGGTGAGATACTGGTATCCGACTCTGCACCCAGAGAAAGTTTCTGTCATATCTGATATTGATATGTTTCCAATCTCTAAAAGATATTTTGTGGATCAGCTCTCGACAATTGACAGCGAGAAGTATGTTCATTTGAATCCGGTCACGAATGGTTCACTTCCGAGCTGCTATCATGTCGCCAAGGGAAAGTCTTTCAAGAAAGTTCTTGAGCTGCCTGATCAGTTTGACTCTTCTTTGAAAGAGCTGACTTCTTATCAGGATCAACTCTTGCATGTTGATCACATGGGTTTCAATCTGTGGGGCATAGATGAATCATACGCTACTATGAAAATCGTGAATCACAGCGACAAAAGCGATTTTGTTTTCTTGCAGCGTCATGGTCATAGAATAGATCGCTCTAATTGGAGATACAGTGAGGATGCTCTTCTCAATTCAGATGTGTATGTAGACTCTCATAGCATTCGTCCTTATCACGAGCATAAGCAAGAGATAGATCGGCTTGTTAATTTAATCCTTGGAGCGTGATGTGGCTTCTAAGAAAATACTTGTTCTTGTGAAAAGCCACGACTCTAGATTCGTAGATTATCACAACGATTTATATGAAAATCTTGAGATTCTATCAAGAGAAAATTCTAAAACTTCTGAAAATGTTAAGTTCATCTACGTTAAAGCTGATCCTGGGATAGCAGAAAGATGCGTATTAGATGATGATACGCTTTGGGTGCGCCATGAAGAGAACTACTGGGGGTCTTTAAAAGAGAAAGTTCTGTCGGCTTTTGATTTTTTCTTTAGAGAGTCAAATGATTTTGACTTTGCATTTGTGACAAATCTCTCTACGTTTGTCAACGTTAAAAAGCTAGAATCTGAGTGCAATGATACTGAAAGTTTCGATTGCAAAGCGCTTACAGGAATTCATTCATTCGACGGATCAAATTTTGAATTTCCATCCGGTGCTGGGGCAATCTTTTCCAAAGATTTGATCAGAAGAATTCTGAATTTTGTCGATGAAGTTGATTGTAGCAATTATCCAGGAACTGATGACATATTCATAGGGAAAGTTCTTGATTCTATGGGCATCAACATCCAGCAGATACCACGAGTTGATGTTCTCTTTGCGACAAAAGAGATACAAAAAGTCATTGATTTTTCTTCTAGGGCTACTCATACAAGAATAAAGTTCGAGAATAACAGGTCACTTGAGCAAGAATATCATAGAATTTTGTTGGACGAGATTTCTAGAAAATGAATGTTGCAGTAATAGGGGGCGGACTGTTTGGGTGCCAGATTTCAATTGATCTGGCTGCTCTAGATTTTGTTGATGGAATTGATCTATATGAGAAAAATTCTGATTTGATGCGTGAAGCTTCTTACAACAATCAGCATAGACTTCATATGGGCTATCATTACCCACGTTCATCAGAAACGATCAAGCAAATACTGTCAACAAACGCTTCATTTATGGAAAAGTTCAATGATTGCACGTTTCCAATCGAAAGCAACCTGTATCTAATAGCTAAAGACAACAGCTTGACTAACTCGAAAAAGTTTGCCGAAACTTTCGAGTCACACAACATATCTGAAGTAGCTCTTAAAGATTATGAACGATATCTAAAAGTTGATATGCTTCAAGCAGGATTCTTGGTTGATGAAAAGGGCTTGAACAACTCAGCGATCAGAAAGAAAGTAACGAGAAATATTGCAAAATCTAATAAAGTTACATTGCACTTCAATCATGAAATAGAGAACGTAGAAAGTTTGAAGCATGATCTGATCATCAACTGTAGCTACAGAGATTTTTCTCTATCGTCTGAAACTTCTATGAAGTATGAGATATGCATTCTATCTCTTGTGAAGAATCCATTCGATGATCAAAGATTTGCATTTACAGTGATGGACGGGAAATTCCCGTCTCTTTATCCAACTGAGAATGAAGAAGTTTTCACTCTATCTCATGTTGAAAAGACTCCAATTTTTAAGTCTAACTCTCTGTTAGAAGCAAAAGAGTTTAGAAAAAATTTGAGCGATCATGATATCGATAGAGCTAATAGAGAAATAATCGAGATGTCTTCTGATTTCTTTAAGATGAAATTTGAGCCGATAGGTCAATATCTGAGCTACAAAGTGAAGAGGTTGAATGATAAAAACGATGTCAGAACAAGTGATATCACCTTTTCGGGAAACAAGATTTCAATTCTTCAAGGGAAAATTACAACCGTCTGTCACGTTTCAAATGAGATAGTAACATATGCAAAAAATCACTTTGATAGGAAAGGGATTAGTCGCTAAGCACCTGGTCCAGCAATTCAACGATTTTGAAATTAAGCAATTTGATAGTAAGAATGTTCATGATTTGAGAAAAGAAGAACATGATGTAGTGTTCTGTGCTGCTCCTAGCGCAAAAAAGTGGATTGCAAATGCTTCTCCAAAAATCGATGAGGACAATTGCTTATCTTTAATTGATCATCTCACATCATCGAAGATAAGAAAGATTTATCATTTTTCGACCGTGGACGTTTTTAACGATCCATCTAACGTCAATAATGAACTCTGTGATGAATATTCGAATCATGCCTACGGTAAAAATCGAAGAATGATAGAGAGAGCTCTTCTGGATCACTTTGACGCTAGTGTGATCAGACTCCCGGCTCTATTTGGAAAATTTCTGGAGAAGAATTACATGTTCGATCTCATGAATAGCAATAACCTCCATGAGATCAGATCAAATTCATCATTTCAGTGGTTTGATTTGAGGCACTTGAAAAGCATCATTGAATTCTCAGAAAAGATTAACATCTTGAATCTTTCAACAGAGCCTATTAACACGTCAGAAATTATTGAAACGTTCTTTCCGGATAAGCTATCATCAGTGAATAACGTCAATCAAGGTCCCAGATACAATATGAAGAGCGGATTCTTCGAGTCTGGATATTACTTGAGCAAAGATCAAACCTTGAATGATATTAAGGAGTTCATACATGATTGGGATAACGACGGCAGGTCTTCAAATTAACGAATCAGATCTAAAAAATTTGAGCAAGTTTGAAATTGAGCAGCTGGATGTTTCCATAACTTCATGTCTTGGACATAAAGAAATTGCAACTGCGAGCAGAGAAGATCTAAAAAAGATGTCAAATGATTTGATGTCTCAAAAAATTGTCTGCAATTCTCTGCAAAGTATCTTCTTTGGATCTGAGAGCTCATTCTACGATTTAGATCTGTTGAGATGCCACATCGAAAAATTGATTGAAGCTTCAGATTATCTTTCTTGCGATTCTCTTCTTCTAGGCTCTCCTAAGCAACGCTCTGATATTGAAGCTACCGTCAGGGCACTAAAAGTGATGGATGAGATATGTCATGATCACGGTAAGAAATTGTTGATAGAGAATCTAGATGCTTTCCCTGGAATTTGGGGTCAGAGCGCAGTAGAAATTCATGAAAGAATTTCTTCCAACAAATACAAGAGCTGTAACATAAACTTTCATGTGTTCTTGGACGAGCCTATCGAAATAGATGAAATCTACGTCGGAGCAATTCGCTCTCTTCATATTTCTGATAGAAATTACTCTGACAAATTCTTAGAATCTATAAACTTTGACACTCTTAAAAAAGTCAAAAAGCTTTATGAGAAAATTCCAAGCTTATGCGTCGAGGTAACTGGCTCTTCATTTCAAAAAGCCGCTGAAGAATTTTTGAAGTTTAAAAGAATTTGGTCTGAAATATAGTTTCAAAATTCTACAGTGGGTAATTTCTTAAATGAAAATCGGCGCAGTCACTCAAGTTAGGAATGAATCAAGACGAATTTTAGAGTGGATAAATTTTCACAAGAAAGTTGGAGTTGAAAGATTCATCATATTCGATGATGGATCGACCGACAATTTGCAAGAAGTTGTCGCTGGTATCCCTGGAGTTTCTATTTTAAAAGCTCTTGATCATGGTACTAAGTTCAGTACAGAGAATCAAAATACTTACGCAGGATCAGAAGAGCTTCAGGTCAGAATAAGGGACAGCTTAAGAAGGGGATGTCACATTCTTAAGCAAGAAGATTTCGATTGGGCAGCTTGTATCGATGTTGACGAGTTCGTAGTTCCTACTAGCCTGAGCACGATTCAAGAATACATCATCACTCTGCCATCAGATACTCCGAAGATTTATCTCGCATCTTTCGATATGAGATGTCCTATTGACCTCAATAGATCAGTCATTGAGCAAAGCGTTCACCGATGGAGCGAGGACACTAGAGTTCGCGGAAAAGCATTAGGCATTGACGGTCTGTTCAAGACACGCGGAAAGTCTATGATCAATCTGAAAAAATGGTCAGGTGTTATGAATTGCGTTCATATCATAGACGACGATAGATTCCAATATTCTGGAACTGATTTAAGCAGATATTCTCATATCTCAGACGATCCTTACTATAAGAAATACATGATCGGCTATGACACGCAGCTTAGATTATTTCATTATAGAAATGACGGTCTTCTTCAAACTTACGATGAAAAAGACGAAAGAGCTTGGGTATTGTTTAGATCATGAAGCTGATCACTGGTTCAACCGGTCTACTTGGAAGCGAGATCATGAAACTGTCTCCCGATTCTATCGGGATGTCATCGACAGATTGTGATCTTACTAATAGCTTCCAACTAAGACTCTGTCCGAATGGTAAATTCAGCACTGTCATACACTGCGCTGCAAGAGTTGGTGGTGTGAAAGCAAATACCGACTATGTTGCAGACTTCTTTGATGATAATGTTCGAATGAATATGAACATTCTTGAAGCTTGCAAGCATGACAATTTAAAGCTTGTATCAGTTCTATCAACTTGCATCTATCCAGATGCAGCTTACGTGAATTATCCTCTCACGGAGGATCAACTCCATATGGGTCCTCCTCACCATTCTAACTTCGGTTATGCTTATGCTAAGAGGATGCTCGAGGTTCAGAGTCGTGCTTATCGTCAGCAGTTCGGATGTAATTTCATCTCGGTCATCCCAAACAATCTCTATGGTCCGAACGACAACTACGATCTGAACAGCGGGCACGTTGTTCCGTCTCTCATTAGGAAATTTCACGAAGCGAAGATCGAAGGAAGAGATGAGGTCATCATCTGGGGGACTGGTAGACCTATTCGAGAGTTCACATTTGCTAGAGACGCTGCAAGAATCATTCTTTGGCTTTCTGAGAATTATGATGGCAATGAGCCTGTCAATATCGGTAATCCCGACTGGGTCTCTATCGAGCACCTCGCTCGAATGATCGGAGAAGAAATAGGCTATAAAGGATACGTGAGATTTGATACGTCAAAACCAGACGGTCAATACGAGAAGCCATCTTCCAACCAGAAGCTTATATCCCTTGGTTGGAGCGGAGAGTATACTCCTCTTCGTGAGGGTCTACGAGAGACAATAAAGTCGTTCACGGACAGATACCCAGACGTTCGAGGAGTTAAGATTAAGAAATGAAGACAGCTCTTGTGACCGGATGCACGGGTCAAGATGGATCGTATCTCATTGAGCTTTTGCTTGAAAAGGGATACAAAGTTGTTGGAATGAAGAGGCGAACTTCTCTTCTCGCGACTGACAGAATCGACCATCTTCTTACCCATCCTAATTTTCAGCTTGTTTACGGCTCTATGAATGATGCTGGAGCATTCTATCGTTTATTCGCGAATCAAAAGTTCGATGAAGTCTATAACCTGGCAGCTCAATCACATGTAAGAGTCTCATTCGAAGTTCCAGAGGAGACGGTCGACGCCGTCGCGATGGGACCTCTTCGTCTGCTTGAATGTATTCGAACAATGCAGCCTGACTGTAGATTCTATCAAGCTTCTTCATCTGAGATGTACGGTGATAACCCGGAGCATCCCCAGAATGAGGAAACCCGTCTCATGCCCGCTTCTCCTTACGCCTGCGCAAAAGTGTTTGCTCACGGTCTCACCCGAAATTATCGCGAAGGTTACGGGATCCACGCATCCTCAGGTATCCTCTTCAACCATGAGAGCCCCAGACGCGGTGAGACATTCGTTACTCGCAAAATTACGCTCGCAGCAGCAAGAATCAAACTTGGACTGCAGGACAAGATTTCACTTGGTAATCTCGATGCGCTTCGTGACTGGGGCTACGCGAAGGATTACGTAGAAGCTATGTGGTTGATGCTGCAGCAGGATAAGCCAGACGATTACGTCATTGCAACAGGCGAGACTCACACGGTGAGAGAATTTCTAGATGAGGTTTTCCAGATCGCTGACCTTGACGTCGACAGGTATCTTGTAATAGACGATCGTCTTAAGAGACCACATGAAGTTCCGTGGCTCGAGGGAGATTTCTCTAAAGCAAGAGAGAGATTGGGCTGGGAGCCGAAAACTACATTCAAGCAATTAGCCCGGCTCATGTATGAAGAGGATTACAGACAATTGGAGACATCTTGTATAAATCGGGTCTAATCGCAGGGTCGTTTGACCTAATACATCCTGGTTACATTCGAATGTTCCGGGAGTCGAAGGCAATTTGCGAAAATTTGATTGTAGCGCTGCAGGATGATCCCACTGTCGATAGACCTAGCAAGTGCAAGCCCGTTCAATCATGGGAAGAAAGAGCTGAGATACTTCGTTCCCTGAAGTATGTTGATGATGTCGTGTATTACAACACCGAGGAAGACCTTCGTAGATTGCTAGCCAAAGTAGATTTTGACGTCAGAATACTAGGTTCAGACTACGTCGGTAAGAGATTCACCGGTGATGAGCTCGGCAAGTCAGTCTATTTCTGCAACAGAGATCACGATTACAGCCTTACTGATCTTAAGAAAAAGATCGCAAATTCAATTTTAGATTTGAAAACGTAATTCTCTTATGTGATAATCAATCAAGGAGAGAAAATGAGCATTGGTGTTATTGGTCAAGGTTTCGTAGGTGGTAGCCTAACAACTGTATTCTCTGAGCGAGGAGAGAATGTTTTTGTGTACGACAAGGCTGGAAAGCTAGCTAGCGGTGGAGTGAACGGCTTCCGAAATAATAACTCAAATGAAATCATCTATCCGGGATCTGTGGCAGAGTTTGTAACAGAGTGCGAGGGAACGCCTGGTTTTTCCGGAGTATTTTTTGTTTGTGTACCGACTCCAATGTACGAGGACGGTGCTGCGGACACTTCGATCGTTGAGGGAGTTTTGGCGGAGATCGCTAACACTTCTTACACGTCTGATTCTCCCGAAAGAGTTGCCGTGGTAAAGTCTACGGTTCCTCCCGGTTCGACCGAGATCTGGAATAAGAAGTTCAATGACAAGGGTCTTCATGTCGTCTTCAATCCAGAGTTTCTAACTGAAGCGAATGCTGTGAATGATATGCGAGAGCAAAATCGCATCGTTCTTGGCGGACCACGCCCGCATATCAACACTGTGAAGAACGTATTCCAGCGCGCTTTCCCAAAGGTTCCAATTGTCAAGACTAGTTCTACGACTGCCGAGATGGTTAAGTACGTGACTAATTGCATGCTGGCAGTTAAGGTGTCGTTTGCTAACGAAATTGCGCAGATTTGCGAGGCTCTTGACAATGATGGTCTGAATATTGACTACGATAAGGTCGTTGAGTATGCTAAGTTTGATCGTCGTCTCGGCGATTCTCACTGGTCGGTGCCAGGTCCAGTTCCAACTCACGATGGTCGTTACGTACGTGGATTCGGCGGTCACTGCTTCCCAAAGGATATCAACGCGTTGATGAGCGTCGCTCGTCATTACGATGTTAAGCCGATCGTGATGCAAGCAGCTTGGGCTAAGAATCTTGAGATTCGTGGTCCTGACGACAGGGATTGGGAGAAGCAGCTCGGGCGCGCTGTTAGCAAGAGGAAGCAGTAATGAGATGTTTAGTGACGGGTGGAGCTGGTTTCATCGGCTCACATATCGTTGATGCGTTGATCGATCGAGGAGATGAGGTTATCTGTATCGATGACAAGTCGGCTCCTCAGAACAATGCTTTCTATTGGAATGACAACGCGAGTAATTTCGTGGGTGACATTAGAAGCACTGAGTTTCGAAAGCTCTATCAGGGCGTTGATTACGTATTTCATCTTGCAGCTCGTTCCAGAATCCAGCCGACTGTGAACAGCCCGTCCGAGTGCTTCTCTGTCAACGTTCTGGGAACACAGGAGGTTCTTGAGGCAAGCAGGCTGGCAGGTGTCAAGAGAGTTGTGTACTCAGCATCTTCCTCTTACTACGGTCACGCTTCCAAACCACCTTTTATTGAAAGCGCTCCGAAGGGATGCGCAACTCCCTACTCTCTTTCCAAGTGGCAGGGTGAGGAGATTTGTGAGCTGTACACCAAGCTGTATGGTCTCTCCACAGTTTCTCTTCGCTACTTCAACGTCTACGGTCCTCGCGAGCCCTTGAAGGGTGAGTACGCACCAGTTATGGGTCTATTCATGCGTCAAAAAGCGGCTGGTGAGCCGATGACAATCGTGGGTGATGGAAATCAGAGAAGGGATTTCACACACATCACCGATGCAGTTAGAGCTAATCTGATCGCTGCTGAGAAGCCATGGGTGGTCGGTCCTGTCAACATCGGAACTGGTCGAAATTATTCTATCAATGATCTTGCAAGAATGATTGAAGGCGAATCAGTTCACGTTGCAGAGAGAGTCGGAGAAACTCGTGAAACATTGGCGAATAACAATCGAGCTCTCAATGAGCTAGGTTGGGAACCAAGAGTAAAGCTTGAAGATTATCTAAACAGCTTCAAGTAGAATTAAATTGAAAAGTAGTCGTACGTGGTTTAATATAAGCCATGTACGACTATCTCATTATTGGTGCCGGTCTTTTCGGTAGTGTCTTCGCCCATGAAGCTCGAAGCAAGGGCAAGAGCGTTCTTCTAATCGATAGAAGAGAGCATATAGGCGGAAACTGCTACAGTGAGCGTCGTGACGGAATCGACGTTCATAAGTACGGTCCGCACATCTTTCATACTTCCGATGACAGAATTTGGAAGTTTATGAATCAGTTCACTGAGTTCAATAATTTCGTACTTCGTCCCAAGGTCAAGTATAGAAATAGGATGTACTCGTTCCCGATCAACTTGATGACCCTGCATCAGGTGTGGGGTGTTAACACTCCTGATGAAGCGATGAGAGAGCTTGAGGCTGTTCGTATTCCTTGCGAGAATCCTGCTAATCTAGAGGATTGGATTCTCTCTCAGGTCGGTCCCGAGATTTACGATATCTTCATCCGCGGTTACACGATGAAGCAATGGATGCGTGATCCAAAAGATCTGCCAGCTTCAATCATCAAGCGTCTTCCTATCAGGTTGACATTTGACGATAACTACTTCAACGATACATACCAGGGAATTCCAAAAGAGGGATACACGAACATCTTCAACAACATGTTGCAAGGCTGTGAGGTCGCTCTTGGTGAAAACTACTTCAGCAATCGTGAGAAGTGGAATTCGATGGCGAAGAGAGTCGTATACACTGGAAAGATCGATGAGTTTTTCGATTACAAGTTCGGCGATCTGGAGTATCGCTCTCTTCGGTTTGAAGAAGAGAAGCGAGACGGAGACTTTCAGGGAAATGCGATCGTAAATTACGGTGATGCCTCAGTTCCTTACACTCGTATCACTGAGCATAAGCATTTCACACCAGAGCGGCTGGATAAGTTGAAGAGCACGATCTACACCAAGGAGTATCCGATTGCTTGGGATCGTAGCGCGACTCCGTATTATCCGATCGGTGATGAAAAGAACACTGACATTTATCGAAAGTACAAAGAAGTTGCCGATCTAGAGTCTAATGTTCTGTTCGGAGGTCGATTGGCTGAGTACAAGTATTATGATATGCATCAAGTAGTTGGATCTGCTCTGCAGAAGTCCAGGAGGGAACTTGTCTGATAATCTTCTTCCAACAGGAAAAGCTCACGTTTCTTACTCTGAGGTAAGAAGCTGGAACGAATGTCCATTCAGGCACTATCTCCAGCAGATCAAGAAGATCAATCTTGATAAGCCAAGCGAGCATCTGGATTTTGGAACTTCAGTTCACGCAGCTTGCGAAGGGTATCTTAAGACTCGAGTGATGGACGTTGACAGATGTCTCATGGACATCGTTTCAGCATGGGATTCCAAGGGTTTCCCAGAAGTTGAGAAGTGGGCGACATGGGCGAAAGATGCTCTGGAGGAAGTTCCCGGATGGCTTGACTCTGAATTTCCTGGTTGGGAGACAGTGGCTGCAGAGGAAGCACTCTACGAATCGATTGAAGATCGTGATGCTTACTTTAAGGGATTCGTAGACTGCATCATTAAAGTACCACGAGAGAAGGGTGGATATGATATTTGGGTGCTCGACTGGAAGACTGCGGGAGCTGGTGGTTGGCGAATCGAGAAGAAGCAGGATCCTCTGACTCTAGCTCAGGTTGCTCTATACAAGTCGTATCTTATGAACAAGCATAAGGAACTTTTTGATGGAGCTCGATACGTTAAATGCGGCTACGTGCTTCTTAAGAAGGGAGCTAAAGCTGGAAAGAGAGTTGAGCTTTTCACAGTTTCTGTTGGACCGGTTGCGATGCAGAAAGCCAATAAGCTTGTTTCTAATACGATCGCAGGCATGAGAAAGGGGACTAAGATTAAGAACCGACAGTCTTGTCAGTACTGCCCTTACCTCAACACAGAGCACTGCACTTAGATTTACTTATGGTTCTCTCTTCTTAATTTTTCGAAAGAGGAAAATTTCTTGCAGAAGAAAAAAGTTCTAATCCTGTCTGATCACGCGCTGTCGACCTCTGGAGTCGGAACGCAAACAAGACACTTGGTGAATGGTCTACTGAAGAAAGGTGGATGGACATTTAGGCAATTCGGAGCTGCTATCAAGCACTCTGATTATCGAACCATCGTTGTGAATGATGATTTCATCATCAAGCCTATTGACGGTTTCGGTACAAAGGAGATGCTAAGAGTCACTTTAGCAACCGAGAAGCCAGATCTTATTCTCATATTCACTGACCCTAGATTTTTCGTATGGCTATTTGAGATGGAGGATGAAATCCACCAGGTCTGCCCGATCGCGTGGTGGCATGTCTGGGATAACTGGCCAAAGCCGACCTTCAACGCTCCATTTTATGATTCTACGGATCTGATCAACTGCCACTCGTATCTCACGTATGAGATCTGCAAGCAGGATTTTCCCGAGAAGACAAACTTCATACCTCACGCTCTACCTCCAGAGATTTTCTATCCTCTGACTGATGAGCAGAGGCTCGCTAGAAAGGTTGAGATTTTAGGCCCAAGTAAGAAGGACAATTTTGTTCTTTTCTGGGTTAATCGAAATGCTCGTCGAAAGCGTCCTAGCGATGTGATCGAGGCTTGGTCGATCTTCGTTAAGAAGATCAACAAAGAGGGAAAGCGAGACGCGACTCTTATCATGCACACCGATCCTCTAGATCAGGAAGGTCCAAATTTGCATGAGGTGGTTAAGCTCTTCGGCGTTCAAGACAGCGTAATTTTCTCGACTGATCGTATTGACTTTGAGAAGATGAATGTTCTTCACAATATCTCTGACGCGTGCATCAATATTTCGTACGCAGAGGGCTTCGGTCTTGCAACTCTAGAGGCTATGCAGTGCGGTCGTCCGATTATCGCTGCAACGACAGGTGGTCTTACACGTCAAGTGATCGATCATCGCGATGGATCTGAGAACGGTGTTGCTCTTCCGATTGAAAGTCAAACTCTCGTTGGCTCTCAGGTCGTGCCCTACATTTACGAAGATTACGTTTCAAATGAAAGCACCGCCAAGGCAATAGAGAAGCTCTACAGGCTTTCCCCTGACGAGAGAAAGGCATTGGGCGAGAAGGCAAGGCGTTATGTACAGGAAGAGTTTTCCTACGATAATGTGATAAATCGTTGGGATGAAACTTTGAAAGAGACGATAGAAAATTGGAAGACGCGATACAATACCTGGAAGAAGGTGACGCTATGAGCAAGAAGATACTGGTAAGAGGTCCGCTTCTCAGCGAGTCTGGTTATGGAAATCACGCTCGTCAGGTATTTCGTTGGTTGCTGGCAAAGCATCCAAATGATGAAATCAAGGTTCAAATACTCCCATGGGGCGCTACGAGCTGGCATGTCAATCCATCAGCCGAGGGAGGATTGATCGGAGAGATTATGAAGCGAAGCTCAGAGCCCAGCGAGAAGTTTGACGTTTCATTTCAAATCCAGCTTCCTAATGAATGGTCTACTGAAATTGCCCACAAGAACGTTGGGGTGACAGCTGTCGTTGAATCAGACAGATGCAACCCGGAGTGGATAAAGCATTGCAACGCTATGGACCTTGTTGTTGTACCGTCAACTTTTTGCGAAAAGACTCTACGAAGCACTGGAGAGGTGACGACTCCAATCGTTGTGGTACCAGAAAGTTTCATTCCGGAAGTGTTAGACGAAAATTCTAGATTTGAAGCTGATTTTGAGACCAAGTTCAATTTTCTTCTGGTCGGGACGTTAACAGGCAATAACCCTTTCAATGATAGAAAGAATATCTTCTTTGCTCTAAAGTGGCTTTGCGAAGAATTCGCGAATGATCCAGATGTGGGAATCATCGTGAAGACGAATGTTGGACGAGGGACTAGGCTCGACTGGAACGGCGTTGAGAATGCGATACGCGGAGCTTTGAAAGAAGTTCGTCGTGGTCCTTTTCCAAAGATTCATGTCATTCATGGTATAATGTCTAATTCTGAGATCGCAGGTCTTTATCGTCACAGTACTGTCAAAGCTTTAGTTGCTCCGACTAGAGGGGAGGGATTTGGGCTTCCGATACTCGAAGCTGCCGCTAGCGGACTCCCGGTGATTGCAACTGAGCAATCTGGTCATATGGACTTCATGAGTAAGGGAAAGTTCGTGAAGTTAGAATATGACATGACTCAGATACACCAAACTAGAGTTGATAATAATATCTGGATTGCTGGAACGAAATGGGCCGAGGTCAGGGAGTCTGATTTTAAGAAGAAGGTTAGAAAGTTTAAGAGTTCTCCTGAAAATCCAAGACAATGGGCTTCTGATTTATCTAAAGTTTTGATTAATTCTCACAATCCTTCGGCAATTAACGAATTTTATGAGAATGCAATCGGAGATATTTTAAAGTGATGATATTCATGATCGTGTTTCTAACAATAGAGACGATAGCATTGATAGCGTCATTGTATTACAATTACAAGCTTGGCGTTACGATGTTGCGTGTTCAAGACGCGATCGAAGAATCACTTGACGCTTTAGATAAGAGATATAATTCTATTTCTAAGATACTGAAAGTACCACTCTTTTATGATTCACCAGAGATCAAGCGCGCTGTTGAAGATATAAAAAAGTCAAGAGAGGCGATACTTTACGTAGCCAACCAGCTAACATCGATCCAAGAAGAAGAGGAAGAGAGTGGCAGCAGCAAAACGGATAGTTAAGAGGGGCAACGGAACGGGTACTCTGTATTTCGACGCTGAAACGCAGAAAGCGATCGAAGAATTCCAAGCTGCTGCTAGCATAGATGATAAGCATAAGATCTATGTGGGCAGAATTATGCCGGCTTTCGACAAGCTAGTCGAGAGCCTCATATTCATTTACGGATTTGCAGCTCCGAATGAACCAATCGAGCATCTCAAGAATGACTGCGTCACGTTCTTATACGAATCGCTTCATAAATTCGATGCGTCTCGCGGCAGCAAAGCATTTTCGTACTTTAACGTTGTAGCTAGAAACTGGCTTGTCATCTATTCCAAGAATCGTCAGAAGAAGGGAAAGAGATTCGTATCTATCGAAGATCTTCGTGATAGCAACTCTAGAGAGGCTGAGTATTACAACAACAGCCAAATTGGTCCGAATCCAGAAGAGCAGATGATTGAAGCTGGTCGAAGAGAGCTAATTCTTGATATGATGAAGAAGATAAAGAGAAATCTATATCAGCCTCATGAGCAGTCTTGCATCGATGCCATCATAACTGTTTTCACCCAGATAGATGATCTCGATTTCCTGAATAAGCGCGCTGTTTTCGTGTATGTTAAGAATATTTCGAATCTCAATCAGAAGCAGCTCGGTTCTGCGATGTCATCCATCAGAAAGCAATACAGGATGATAGCTAAAAATGGAGACTTCATCTGATGGGTTCAATTGACAAGATACTTGAAAAGTTGAAGGACAACGATAAGAAAGTAGAGCAATTTTCTGATATTCTAGACTCAATAGAGAGCGCATCAGAAAAGAAAAAGCTCCTGTGGAAGGAGATATACGAGAATGCGATTGTTGATCGCACGAATGCTCACATCCTTTTCACCGATCTTTATTCCAATATGGGCGGTTCATCATCTGACCACGCTACGTTGGGTCAAACATTGACAAAATATCTCGAGAGAATGTCAAAAAGTAATGAGCAGCTACTTAATCTGGCCAAGCTCATCGCTGATTCTGAGACAAACACTGAGCAGATATCAGAAGATGACATATTCGATAGGATAAAGAAGTAGCAAATGCCAGTTGCCTTCGTTCGCGCTTTAGTGACTGATGTTTTGGCGAACCCAGTCCAAAAAGGAAGCACTAGAAAACCCGTATCTGAGTACGCTAGTAAAGTAGCGGGTGATGAGAATCTCAAGCACCTTCCTAGAAACTCTATAGTCGTTAAGATTCTATCGAACGGAGAATCTAAGTCTAACGGAGGCGACGAGGGTGAGGTGATCTGCTATCCCTTCTTTTCTTCTCATTTTTCAATGCCGGTGAAGCCAGGTGAAGAAGTATGGGTGATGTTTGAAGAATACAACCCACCCGGAAGATCAGCAATTGGATATTGGATATCACGAATTCACGGTCCAAGACATGTCGAAGATGTGAATTACGCGTATAATAGAAGAACTTACAAGACTTCGACAAGCTCTGCGATCACAAAAAAAAGAACCAGCGATAAGTTCGCAGATCGTGAATCAGAAACGACTCAAATTAATGAAACGAGCTCACCAAAGCAGTTGGACTCGACAGAGTCTCCAACTACTAATCCGTCAGAAATGATTGAGCTTATTGAATACGCCAAGCAAGTTCATAGATTCGATGCGATCCCTAGGTACACAAAAAGACCTGGCGATTTGATCATGCAAGGATCCAATAACTCGCTGATAATGTTGGGGGAAGAGCGGGGAAGAACGGGATTGGTTGATCTCGATAAAAGCGAGTCTACTAATGACATTTTGGTAGGAAAGCCTGCCATCGATATGGTGGTAGGAAGAAAAGCAACATCAACGACAAAAACAGTCTTGATGGAGATGCTGAACCCAGAGATAGACAAGCGCATAGGCTCTGATGAATCGTTGGGTGAAGGTGACGCAAATTTTGCCGATGATGCTGCTAGAATATACATCACTGCCGCCTCAGACAAGATAACAGGTCCTGATTTTTTGCTCTCGCTAAAATCACCGGCAGATGTTACTTGGCCAGCTATTGTAGACAATCAAGATGCGAAAGATGGATCTTTTTTTGTTACGAAAGCTGACAATTTAAGATTGATATCACGTAAGAGCGTCAAGATAATCAAAGAGCCTACCGCTGATGATGGCGCTGCGATTATCATGGATGAAAATGGTTCAATCCAGCTTGCGTCTCCTAAAATCATGTTAACTCCATACGCTGTTCAAGAAGGATCCGCGTTGAGTCTTCAACCGTATATTAGGCTGGACAAACTGACATCATTTCTTAGTAGAATGATAGATGAGCATCAGTCTCTCGTCAATACTGTCGTTTCGTTGTCATCAGCGTTGTCAACATTCGGAGCTGCAGCAGCCACAATTACTCCTCCTGCAGCTGCGCTCGGAGCATCAGCGGGACTTGAAATTACAAATTTGACCCAACGTCTAGCAACATCAGCGCAATTTAAGGTTGAGTTATCTGACAGCTTAAGGGTCAACACTTTAGCTTCTACTGTTATCTACGGTGAGTGATTTTTAGCTTCGAGCTATTTAATAGCGGACGTGTTCAAAGATGGCCGAGGCAAAATCTTACAGTTTCAAAAGCGTAGGCGAGAAGACAGTCGACTACAACGCCAGAACCCGTGCGCGAGTTACCGCTCCACCGATTGGAATCAAGACTCCAATCGAAATCGGTTCGACTGATGACGGACTTCTTAAGATGCATCGATCTTTGGCAGATCAGATCAAAGATAATCTTAGAAATCTGATACTCACCAACAAAAATGAAAGATTAGCGTTCCCAGATTTTGGAGCGAATCTGGCTCCATTAGCTTTCGAGCTTGGAACTGAAGACGCTGATGAAGAGGCAATGCGTCGAATAAAGAGCGCGACTGAAAAGTATATGCCCTTTATCACGCTAGAAGATTTTTCACTTACTAATGAAATTTCAGATACTGGCGCTACAGCATTGATAAAAATGCTGATAACTTACTCTGTTCCAAGCGCGAATATAGCAAACCAGAGTCTCTTGTTGACAATGAGATTCGGAGGATAAATGGCGGGAGATCAACAGTTTAGAAATGCTCGCAATAGAACTTACCTTGCTCGAGACTTTGATTCGTTTCGAGCTGATCTATTGCGTTATTCGAGAACTTATTTCGGTGATAAGATCCAAGATTTCTCAGAAGCAAGCGTGGGAGGCCTGTTTCTAGACATGGCAGCTACCGTGGCTGACTCGATGTCTTTCTACATGGATCATCAATTTAGAGAGCTTGGATGGAGCACTGCGATAGAAATTGACAACATTTCTAGAATGCTACAGGAAGCGGGAATTAAAGCTTCGGGAGCTTCTCCCTCAAGCGTAACAGTGACTATATTCATAGAAGTCCCATCTAAGCTGGTAAATGGAAATTACGTTCCTGACGCGAACGCTCTCCCTCGAATCATCCAAAACACAATACTCGCATCCTCGTCTGGCATATCCTTCGCAACGACCGAGGACGTTGATTTTGCAGAAACGGATAGACTTGGAAATTTAAGAGCAACTTACGTAGTGGGAGACGTTGACGCTAGCAACAATCCAGCAAGCTTCATTCTCAAGAGGGACGTTGTCTGCACATCTGGAAACGTTGTAACTGAGACATTCACTATCGGAGACTCTCCATCTCCATTTTTCACGATAACTCTTAACAACACCGATGTCAGCGAAATTATGAGTGTTGTTGATGCGGAAGGAAATGAGTACTACGAAGTCCAAACTTTAAGTCAGGACACGGTATTCAAAACTTTTCCGAATCTATCTTCTGACTCTGAAGAAGTTTCACGATCTATAGACGTGATACCAGCTCCTAGAAGATTCGTGTCTATTTCTTCTCCCTCTACTAGAACCACCAGCCTTCAATTCGGAGGTGGCAAGGCACTCACAACTGAAGATGATGCGATCCCAGATCCCGAGACTCTGGCAATTCCGTTATACGGAAAGACAACTCTTTCGAGATTCAGCCTGGATCCCAACGCTCTTCTTCAAACAAAGACTTTGGGAGTTTTGCCAAGCTCAACAACTCTGAGCGTTACATACAGATACGGCGGCGGATTGAGCCACAATGTAGCATCGAAAACCATCAGAGCTGTTCAGCTTCTTAGAATACAATTTCCAGATGCTGTTACATCAACTGTGGCAGCCGGCGTTAGATCCTCCATAGACGTAAGAAATGATTTGTCGGCTCGAGGTGGTGATAATGCGCTAACTCTTGAGCAGCTGAGATCTCAAATACCCTCAGCTCGCAGCAGGCAGGATAGAATCGTTACGAAGGAAGATCTGATAGCCAGAGTTTATACTTTACCGTCTAAGCTGGGAAGAGTGTACAGAGCTGGTGTCAGACCTAACCCGAATAACCCGCTGTCAAGCCAACTCTACGTATGCGCAAAAGACACAAATGGTTATCTGACGACGGCGACAGATACTCTAAAGAAGAATCTCAGAACTTACCTAAATGAATTTAGGTTGATCAACGATGCGATTGACATTCTAGACGCGAAAGTGATAAACTTCCGAGTTAGATTTTCTATCATCGTTAATCCAAACGCTAACAAGCCACTAGTCCTGCAGAATGTGATCAACAGCTTGGTCGGTATGCTAACGGTTGATAACTTCCAGATCGATCAACCGATATTAATCTCTGACATACAAAGCACGATCATAAACAGCGCTGGTGTTCTATCTCTAGTTGATCTAAAAATAGAGAATATCGCCGTTAGCTCTCAGGGTCGTACGTATTCAGTTAACTCTATGAATGTAGGACAAAGCACGGTTCGTGGAGCAGTTTATGGACCGCCTGGTAGCATATTCGAGCTCAAGTATCCGAACAACGACATCATCGGGAGCGCTCTCTAATGTACATGCTGCTGACCGCCTCGGCGGATACATACATAACGAATAAAATTGTTGATGGTTCCAGATCGATTAGCTCCAATGTGGGACGCGCTGGAACTCTTGATTTATTCAAGCTCTATGACGAGACTATCTCTGGATCATCTCCTGCAATTGAGCTATCACGTCTTTTACTAAAATTTGACCTATCAAAGCTGAGCTCTTTAACTTCGTCATTTTTGAATGTGAATGACCCATCATTCAAAGCGAAGATAAGACTTAAGTCTGTATCATCAGGTCTTCCAGTCCCATACAACTTCACTGTATCGACGTTCCCTCTGGCTAGATCATTTTCAGAGGGTTACGGTAGAGACGTTTCTGCGTACTCAGACATCGGAGCATCAAATTTCTTAAGTTCATCCGATCAAAATTTGTGGATTATGTCCGGAGCTGAAGCTTCAGGATCTATAGGAGACAACGTCGACTACTACGCATCTGGAGATTTGGGCTCTGGTCTCATCAGCTTGGAAAATTGGCAGTATTTTGAAGATGGAAATGAAGATCTTTTCGTAGATGTGACAAACGTCATTTCAGCTACTCTCGCTGGGACCATCCAAAATAATGGATTTCGTCTATCCTTCAGCGGAAGTCAGGAAACTGATGACGTCACGAGGTTCGTTAAGAGATTCGCTAGCCGTCATGTGATCGAGCACTCTCTAAGACCTCGACTTGAGATATCTTTCGATGATTCAATCAATGATTCTCATGAGAATTTTTACTTTGATTCTACTGGATCTTTATATCTGCGAAATTACGTGGGTTCTAATCTAGCAAATGTTCTTTCCAGATCAATTGAAGTGACTGGAAACAACTGCATTCTTCTGACAATTTCAACCGGGAGCTGGTCAACAACCGTCAGCGCTTCTCAAGTTTCGATCGGTGCATCACCGTCGACCGGTCTCTATTCGGCTGAACTGTACGTTTCTGCTCAAGATAGCAATTACGTAACTGGGACGATTGCTCTGTCTCAGCACGTGAATTCTTCCGGGTCCATCGTTTTTAACGAGACTTGGAGCTCCATAGATCGTAGCGTCACGTACCTCTCTTCGTACTTAACATGCTCGTTGCCGATTAGAAGCGCATTCGTTGAATCATCACGAGAGTTGATAATCAAAGCTACCAACGCTCTTCCAGCGTACGTTTCTGGTAAAGCTTACAAGATTAAAGTTTTTGTTTATGATCCAGATTATGAACCGTCGGCGACAAGAGTTCAAAAGCCTGTCAAGAGCGTGATACCGAGCGATGTCAGATACAGAGTAAGAGTCGATGGAACTGATGACGTCTACATTCCCTTCGACCAAGGAACGAAACTATCCTCAGATTCTGCGGGCTTGTTCTTCAACATGAGCACCGACGGTCTTCCTTCTGGAAAGCTTTTCACGATAGACTATCTCGTTAATGACAGAGGAACGGAGCGTATAGTAAGAGATCAAGGATTCAAGTTCAGGATAGAGGAGAGCTGATGCCCGGGATATTCGGACCCACACATGGAGATATAGCGCAAGCTAATCTTCGAGGAAACAGTGCGTCTGTCATAGAGCAGACGTTGGGCAGTGTGATAAACAACGTTGTGGGCTCTTCTTCATCGTTTAGATACGATGCCATAGGAACAGGAGTCAAGTCAACCCAGCAGCTTCCTCTTGATTGGTCAAAGTTTGAGAATCATACATTCTTCAATTCAGCTCAAGCTAAGACCAACGTCGCTTTCGAGAAAGTTATCAATGAGTTTCCTTTTGACGGTACACGGGAGGAAATCGAGCAGTTCCTTGATGAGCTTACAGGGTTCGAGAAATACGTTTATGACTCGATGCCAAAGTATCTCGGATATCTCAACTTCGATTTAACCAATCATCTTGAGGTGAAGGATAGGGCTGGCGTCACCATACCAGAAATGTCACGTGACACCACGGGGAAAAGCGTCTTAAACCCCGAGCTATCATCCTACACCGTCTTTTCGTATCTCTTCGTTCCTGAGATCACGAATGGTAATCAAATCATAGCTCAAAAGCTCAATGGATCCGCCGCTGGTTACACTGTTGCACTATCCTCCAGCGCTTTGACAACAAGCTGCTCGCTCTGCATGTTCGTGAGCTCCGGTTCATCCAACTACATGTCGGCGTCAGTTTCAATTCCCAAGGGATCTTTCATATCATTCGCGGCGCAACATAATAGATCCTCGGGCGTTGACAGGGTTCAATTATACGTAAACGGCGAGCTAGCAGCGACGTCAAGTGATTCAGTTAGATTCGGACAGATAGACTTCGCTGCTAGTTCGCTTCTCATCGGCTCAGGAACCGATCACACGATGAGCTCTTTTACTTTCTCTCCAGCATCGAGGTTCTCAGGATCGCTGGACGAGTTTAGAATATATCATCGTGATTTTAACGCTGGCGAGCTCGATCAGATGATCTCTTTTCCTGATTACAGAAACGATGATCTTAAAGTCTATTTCAAGTTCAATGAGCCCACTGGTTCGTATTCCAACAGTGATCTAGCAATCGATCATTCTGGCAACGGACTACACACAAACATATCGAACTATCAAAATTCTCAGAGAGTTAAGCATCTTTCAATTCCTTTGTCGACAGAACTTGAGAAGTACAACACCGTCTTATTCTCAGATCATCCGGACGTCGTATCTCTAAATGCTAACCTTCTCTCTTCAGGATCTGAATACGACGCCAATAATCCGAACTTGATAACGAAACTGATCCCGCAGCACTATCTCAAGCAAGAGCAGGAATTCTACGATTTAGATTCGATAGAGGGTGAGGTCGGTCAACCGATCGATGCTGAGGGAACTTTACCTGGTAAAACCAAGCTTGGATCTGTGCAGATCATATCTGCGCTTCTATACGTCTGGGCGAAGCAGTTTGATGAAATAAAGTGCTACATAGATCACATATCGAAGCTAAGAAACGTCGGATACACCGATGTAGGGACAGTTTCTGATCAATTCCTGCCAGCTTTGGCTGATTATTATGGAATTCAGCTTCCTAACATGTTTTCTCAGGTCGGCCCAGAGCTCGGAGTCGTGGGAGAAAGCAGCAGATCTAGCGTTGGAACGCTTCAATCAACGTACCAGTACGCCCAAAACCTTATATGGCGACGCATATTGAAAGAGATTCCCTCACTTGTCAGGTCTAAGGGAACGATACACTCTATTAAATCTATGATCAGAGCTGCAGGAATTGAACCTGAAAGCATCATGAAGTTTAAAGAGTACGGTGGCAAAAGCACGGGCTACATACTTTCAACAAGATCTCCAAGATCTATAGTTCAGGGATTCTTGAACTTCAGCGGATCATTGGTCAACTTCACCACAGCCTCAAATCCTCAGGGCATATACGCTGATGTTCCGTTCTTGTCAAGCTCATATCTTAGCGGTTCAAGATACGAGCCAGGAGGTCCACCTCTTGCCGGAACTACTTCTGATGGTCTCTTCACATCGGGCTCTTGGTCTTACGAGGCAATCTATAAATTCGGTGTTGGACTTCAGCATAACACCGAGCAAAGCTTGGCTAGATTCCACGTCACTGGAAATTCATTGCCATCTAGTGAGCACGGGATTGTCTCCAACCTTGTCGTAACGAAAGGAAGCACCACGTCGTCAATTGATCTATACGTGGCTCCAAACTTCAGCAGCAGCGATTTTCTGAAGTTAACGATCACAGGAAGCAACGTATTCGATGGGGAGAACTGGCACATATCTTTCGGAAGAAGCGGGTCTTACACCGAAGCTAGCTCATCATACTACCTGTGGGCATCGAGGCTCTCTGCGACATCACCAGAGGGCACCCTGGTGACCGGTAGCCTATTCGACAGAGGTTCTGCCTGGAACACCTTGTCTCCGACCTTGAATGAATCTGGGACGTTCCTGTGCATCGGACCACAGGAGGTTGGTTACTCATCTGCTTATCCGTTCCTGAACTCTTCTAGTTTTTCTGACACTGCTAGACAGACAATTTTCAGCGGAAAAGTTGCTAGAGTACGATTCTGGTCGAAGCAGCTCACGCTTCCAGAACTGAATGAGCATGCTACGAATTTTGAATCGGTAGGCGTTGAAAATCCAGCTTTGAACTATAACTTTGTCACAAACGTAACCGGCTCATGGGATAGACTTAGAATCGATGCATGGGCAAGTCAGGAAATCACATCTTCTGACAACAACGGTTCGATATCATTGTTCGATTACTCTCAGAATGGATTCAACCTTGCTGGTCAAGGGTTCCAAAATTCTTCAAGGGTCATCGATAATGAGCGTGTCATGACCTCAGTTCCTTCTCTGAGATTTGACGAAGCATCGGTCGACAACAAGATCAGAATACGCAGCTTACAAGATCCAGAAAGAGCTCCTAACCTTAACGCATCTGCTGCTCCAGTCTATGAAATACCAAGATCAGAAGAGCCAAGCGATGATCTACGTTTCTCGATCGAAGTTTCTGCCGTCAGATCACTTGATGAGGATATTGCCAAGATATTCGCAACTCTTGATGAACTTGACGATGCTATCGGTGCTCCTGAGATGCAATTCTCACCTGACTATGTCAGACTCGAAGTGCTTAGGGACGTTTACTTCAACCGATTGACAGAAAGGATAAAGATGAAGCAGCTGTATGAGTTCTTCAGGTGGTTCGATTTATCGATGGGTTCATTGATTGAAAATTTTGTTCCTAGCAACACTCGTTTCCTAGGGTCCAACTTTGTTATCGAACCTCACGCTCTTGAACGTTCTAAAGTCCAATACTTAAACTACGGAACGTACGTCCGTCTATTCAAAGATGATCCAGTCGGAGAGTTCGCGGTCGTTAGAGTTGGGAGGTAAGATTTGGCAACGTCAGCTGTCGAAATTGGGGCGGAGTCAGGTGCCGTCGAAAACTTTCTACAGGGAGTAGAGGTCCGTACCTACGGTCAGTATCGAGCTGGCATCACTCCCGTCATGAGATCCGGCGACGGATCGATCATTGTCGTTGGCGGAAGAAGAGTCGACAATCTAAGAACTTACGATGAGAATTTTTCAACAAACGTTGGAACTGAGAAAGTAGAAGAGTACCCTAAGTTCGAGACAGAGCAGCGCTCCTTCGGGGTACCCAGGGAGTTTACGTCAGATTCTGCGTACGAGGACATGCAACGTTTTGATCCTGTTGTATTCATAGAAGACAACGGATCGACTCTAGTCTATCCACAGGTTCTTCTAAACACAACAGCCAACAACATCGATTCGTACGACGGTGTGATTGAGCCCCTGACGATCAGATCCAGAGCATCCAGAAATTCGATAGATTGGCCTTATGAATCTCATGACGTTCGTGGAGCTCTTTCAAATGCAGCCGAGGATGTTCGCAGGAGAAGCAACAGGATAGTCGACTTTGTATTTCCAGTAGATCTCTCTGTCGAACCATACCTTGATGAAATATTTGAGCACGACACTTTGGGATTATCTCAGCCTCCATTTATGTCAGCTCCATCAGACAATGATACCCCGTTTACTGAGGGGAGCGATTGGGAGGATAATGCTGAGTTGCTATCTGGAGAGATCAGAGCTGCGCTTCTGCTTAGCAGAGAATCAACAGATCAGATGTTCCCACGTGGAAGCATATCATCGAGATGTGGGCAGATTGTCAGCTTGGCTGACTCACCGGGAACTGATTCAATCACATACGCAGGAATGAAGAGATAAGATGCCGAGAATAAGACAGGATGTAACTGGATCTAGCTTCGTAACAGGTTCGGGATTCATAGTTCGATCACCTCGAATTCTGCTCAACGAGCTTGATGATAATCCTGGTTCGTATCCGACTGTCAGAAGGACTGGAGATCCAACTCGATCTGGCACCCGTCCGATCAGCTTCAATGACGGGACAACGATAGATTTCGTCTCAAACGGAAACCCTGTCTTTCCGATGATGTTGCCGAGGAACAGCTCATTCATCACGCAGTCAGTTGATATCCTCGGTGAGCAATCTGACATATCGATCACTGCCCCGATCCGCTCATTCCAGCAGCCTGCTCATCTGCATTACTCGCCCGTGGAGGAGATGGGTCCATTCGATGAGAATCGAACGATGCCTGCGACTGATTTCTTCCTGAGCGGTACTGATCCTGATATTCTTCCTGGTTTCACATCTCCGGTTCGCTCTAAGATTGCAATCGAGATAGACATCACACCGCAAACTGATGCGATGGTGATGAGAAACGTTCGTCGTAGAAACATTGCTGAAGGACAGCCGGTTTCTGACGATAATACAGGATTTCTTTATTACAATTTCTCACGTCGTGTTTGGGAGCAGATCGGCGCTATCGATCCAGCAACTGGCGGACCGTTATACTATGATTATGCGATTGATAATTCAACTCCATCGACTTTAAGCGGAACTTTCCCGCTGCAATTTCAATTCACAACTGACGTTGGATTCGGAGAAGATGAAGAGCAATTAAAAATTTTGGGATATCCGAAAATAGGATCTCCAATTTTCACTTACGGTGCTCCGAGTTTAGAAAAATATCACGCGACTAGTTCGCAATCAATAAAGCTAAGTGAGTATCTCAGCTATCCATTTCTTCTAGAATCCGTCGAAGTCAGCTTCGATGAAGTTGAGGCTCAGCGAATAAACGGTGGAGTAGCACCTTCTTCTCATTTTCCAAGTTTAGCCAACTATGTCAAAAGTGGATCGATTAGAGATATAGACAATTATACATTTTTTGCCTATAGACAGTCCAGGCAATCTAGAAATCTAGACAGCTTAGCTGATGTATCAGGATCTTCTAGGTTTTTAATTTTTTCAAGCTCTATGGCATTTTGGAACTCTGGGTCTACTCCACAAGGAATTCTTCGTCATACTCCCGCTTTTAATCACAATTTTAACCTCCCGTATACAGACACATACGCTGTCGGATCATTCACGGGATCCGTTCAGATGCAATTTAAGCCGGCTGTTTCTAGCGCTCAATTTGCTGGGCTTTCGTGCGTTCCTCAAGCTGACGGGACCGGGACTAATTTTTTGGTCTCATCTTGGCCCGGTGGAACTTCAAATCAAAATTATCAGAGTCTATCACGAGATCCAAGCAATTTTGCGATAGTTGCGAACGGATCTGCCGGAGATTCTACAAATTTATCATCTAAATTTGTGAGACTAGATTCAAGGTCAATTAGAAGATTTGGGGGAGAGTCAAACGCTCCAGCTTCGAGCAGCAACGGAAATTATTTTTCGATATTGACTCCTCAATCCGATGTTTCTCCTTATATCTTGATGCCAGATGATGAATTGATCTTCGGATTAGAGGCGGGAGTCGCTCCTGCTACCTCGACTTCGAACTTTTCTCATATCACAGGATCATTTTTAAGGATAAAGAGTAAGCCGTGTAAAGTGACGCTGTACGGTTCAATGATTAAAGACGGAGTCGAGCATCTCCATTCTCTCAATCAAGATCTAACTTCTGATTCTATCCACGAGTTCATCGGCGCGGAACCTGTTCTCGACCGTTTCCAGATCGAACCGATCTCATCTTATTACGGTTCTTACTTGGATGAGATCGTAACTGGGAGCATGCTCACGCCGGTATCAGGCGGTTTGTTCTTCACTACCCAGAGCCAGGACAACTCTCGTAAAGTGATCTCCAGAGTCTCGCTCGGTCAAGCTGGGACAACTGGATCGCTGCAGAGATTCGCATCGATCGTCGACAGCACGGAAATCGTGTATGATAGTTGCTTGCCTGATTACGATGACGTCATATTAACGAGCGGAGAGGCGTCAGAGTACAAGTACAACGGCGGAAATGTTCTCAGATATTCGACTGGTATCGATAACATACTTGAAGTTGGTGATGACTCGATCTTTAAGCAGTTTCCATTCGAGGGAAATCCAACACGTCGAGTGCAACACAACGCAGCGATCATAAACGCGATAGACAATCTGAACACCGACGTGATGTCTTTTCCGATCACGGTAACGGGTAAGAGACTATGCTCACTTGACTACGCTTTCCTAACACGCTACACATTCGTGTCTGACGCACCGCTGAAGTTTCTGTATGATCTTCGAGAGTCGATCTTCCCGTTGCCCGTCCCCCCTAGCGAATACAATCTCACCAGTGGTCTGGTGTCCAGCTACTTCATGTCGATGTCGGACGGTGGAATAGTCTCAGATATCACCAGCAACAATTACGATCTCGACTTCAATTCCAACCCACTTCCTACGAATAACGTAAGCGTCCCTCTCGCTGGTCTGAACGAGGACTACTCACTTTTCTTTGCAGCTGCAGCGTTCTCAGGTCAGGTCAGATACGGTGAGACTCCCGCTACGATAGATAATTCGATAAGAACAACGGCAGTCTCATCAACTGACGAAGCATTTACAATTTCAGTATCATTCTATTACACCTCAACTTCAGGCGGAAGTGGGAACGATCAGACACTACTCGAAAAATCATATCGCACTGGCGGCGGATACAACGAGTATAACGTCTATATCGATGGCAGCGATAAGCTGCATGTTAAAATATTCCAAAATTCTTCCAACTCTAACTGGAAGGGTGCTGTGACTTCCTCAGCAGTCAAAGACGGTCAATGGAATCAAATTACGATAGTCTATAACGGAGATGAGACTGAGAACAACGGAGCAAATTGTATAAAAGTCTACCTAAACGGTAGTCAGATGACCGTGGTCGATGATTCAAACTCTCCTGGTGGCGTTAGTAACTACAACGCAGCTTCGAAATTGTGGTTGGCTGCTGCCTCTAACGCAGCTACTGGACCGAGCGCTACCAAAGAGCTTTCAGGAGGCTACGTTCACTCTCTTCATATCTGGAAGAGCCGAGCTCTAACATCAACAGAGGTTGCCGCACTCTATCGTGCTGAGTTTCTTGGAGTGACTTGTGGCATCATCAAGCATCGCGCTGGCCACACTTTAAATGGATTTGGTCTTCATCTGAGAAATGGAACGTTCAGGTACGGAATATCCAACTTGAGACCCGCAAATTCACGTCTGACTTTCTCATCCAATCATCATGGCTATCTTAGAGATACTCTAGAGCAGAGATACGATACAGCCTTCGTATCCGTCGACCCACCAGTGAAATGTTTGTTTGTTTCAGGAACTCAAACAGTAGATCCAACTCTGACGTTTTCGCAGAATATCAGTACATTCGCAACCTCATCAGTGCCATATTTTGATGATGGTACAACAAGAAATCGTGAAGATCTCGCAGTTCTAGTGTTGTGATAGGAGAAATGAGATGCCAGTGAAAAAAGTCAACGTTCAGAACGGAAAGACGTACACGTTGAAAGACGTGCATGGGACATACACTCTTGTTGTCGGAGAGCTCAGCGAAGGAAATACGAGCTCTTTCTCTGAAACTAGCTCTTCCAATCTTCACGTCGGCATCGGCATTCCATCGATTTCTCTTGGAAAAGCCGGTTCGATATATCTTGATTCGTTAAACAAAAGAATTTACGTCAAAGACGCAATCGGATGGGACTCCGGATGTGACATAAGCGGATCTGGAAACGGATCAAGCGGTGTCAACGGTAGAACTACTCTGGAGGGTTCTGGGCCTCCGTCTGATGCTGTAGTATACGCTGCTGCTCTAGCTGACGCTGGAATCTCTGCTTCCGATGTTCAAAATGGTGATCTTTATCTCGATACTCTGAATCATATCTTCTACAAGAGAACCTCGGGATCTTGGGTCTCTCGCACATCACACAAGGGCAAGAACGGTCGAACGATATTCGAAGGGTCTGGAGATCCTGACGATCCTAATTCTACGCTTCCGACGGACATCGGAGACGCTGTGGAAGGCGATCTCTATCATGACATCGTCAATTTTAAGTGGCATCACAGAAATTCTTCTGGAATTCCGGGCGTCAGATGGGACGCAAGAAGTACGTATCTGGGCCCTATAGGACCTACTGGACTGAAGGGCCAGAATGGAAATGACGGAAGAACTACGCTTGAAGGAAATGGTCCACCCTCGGACCCAACAGCTTATGCTGCTGCTCTCGCTGATGCTGGAATCTCTGAATCTGACATAAAGAACGGAGACCTCTATCTCGACACCCTAAACCACATCTTCTACAAGCGCGCTGCGGACGCGTGGAACTCAAGAACGTCTCACAAAGGTAAGAACGGTCGAACGATATTTGACGGCTCGGGAGACCCAGACGACCCAGCTTCGGAATTACCGTCTGATATCAGCGATGCTGCAGTGGGAGATCTTTACCACGATGTGACCAACTTCAAATGGTACAAGAGAAATTCTTCTGGAATCCCAGGGGACAGATGGGATTGCAGGAGCACGTATCTGGGTCCTATAGGCCCGTCGGGTTTAAACGGCCAGAACGGTCAAGACGGTCGTAACGGAAATGATGGAAGGACTACTATAGAAGGAAACGGCGCGCCCTCAGACCCAACGGTTTATTCCGCTGCACTTGCTGACGCTGGAATCTCCGATTCTGATGTAAAGAACGGAGACCTCTATCTCGACACCCTAAACCACATCTTCTATAAGAGAACCTCAGGAGCCTGGGTCTCTCGTACTTCGCATAAAGGAAGAAACGGAAAGACCGTGTTCGACGGCTCAGGAGACCCAGACGACCCAGCTTCAGAGCTTCCATCAGACATCAGCGATGCTGCAGTGGGAGATCTTTACCACGATGTGACCAACTTCAAATGGTACAAGAGAAACTCATCGGGAATTCCGGGAAGCAGATGGGATCCAAGAAATTCATACAAATCTAGCGAGCTGAAGAACATATCACTTACGACAGGGGTGAATTTAGCCTCTCTGTCATCCTCGGAGTGGTCTTCAAACGCAATTTTGGCTGCAGCTCGAGAGGGTGACACTGTCGTAGATTCAAACAACAAACGGATGTACAAGAGAACGTCATCTGGCTGGGAGGATCAGGGCAGCGTGAAAGGTGAAAAGGGTATAGATGGAGCGAACGGTCTCAGAGGTAAGATCACGCTCGAGGGATCAGGAGCCCCAGGCACAGGAACTAATCTAGCGACCCCAACATCAGCTCTGACAGACGCTCTCACAGATGCTGGCATAACCTCGGGCGATCTGGATGTCGGAGACATCTATCTTGACACTTCGAACCACAGGTTCTACAAGAAGACATCTTTGGGTTGGGTCGCTCGAGGAGCTACTTTCGTAGGACCAGCTGGTTCGATAGGTCCCCAGGGATTGAAAGGAGACGCTGGCGATAAAGGAATCGCTGGTGTTGACGGTCTCAGGGGCAAGATCACGCTCGAGGGATCAGGAGCTCCTGGTACTGGCACAAACTTGGCAACTTCGACCGCCGCTCTGACATCTGCTCTTTCTGACGCTGGGTTGACGGTGTCAGATCTTCAGGCGGGCGATCTCTACGTTGATACCACCAATCACAGGTTCTACAAGAAGACATCACTCGGTTGGTCCATCAGAGGCGTAACTTTCAAGGGTGACACTGGCGCAACAGGATCTATCGGCCCGCAAGGTCTTAAGGGAGATACCGGCGCAGCGGGAGCCACCGGTCCCCAGGGCACGAAGGGAGATGGCATAGATCGTTATGCTGACTCTCTAGCCACTGACGTTCTGTTGTCCAGCGGGATAGAGAAGCAGTTATACTATAACGATCTCATCACAAATATCGGAAGCTTCTTAACTGAGACTGGAAGCTCAGCTACGGGATCGACATTCACGATAGACACGGCTGGAAGATACAGAATTGACGTAGTGTTCGGCTTCAAAGCTATCTATACTACTAGTACATCAACATCAGTCAATTATACTGCCAAGCTTCTTGTTAATGATTACGTTAAAAAGACAGCATCCAGTACCAGCTCGAGTATATCAGCTACAACGAAATATCCGTCTATCGAGCTTTCATGGATCGGATTCTTACCTGCGACTTCAACAATAAAGTGCAAAGTTTCTAGAGACAACTCAGACTCTAATGTAACTCTGTATGCGAATGCGATCGACAAGGGAGATCTTACAGGCACGCAGGAAGATACAACCATCACGATCACCAAGCTTTAACTGAGAATTTGCGCTGCTGATAATTAAGGCTGGCGGTGCAAATATATGGCAGGCATACTCGACCCGAAATCAAGGATCATGGACGTCGTTCTCACCCAGCAGGGACGACGTCAGATCGCATCAGGTAGGATGAAGATCGAGTACGCTACTTTCACTGATCTGGGTGCGTCTTATGATGCCACGAACGATCTCTCAATTGAGGATCCATCAGGTAAGCTATACTTTGAAGCTCTCGGTGATGTCTCGGCGGATATGATAACTTTCGAGACGGATGACTCGGGCTACCTGAGACCTTTCACAGGAGATAGCGTCGCAGTCACCGCTGGTGGTAATCTTCTCGCTGGATCCACCAATCTCGTTGGTAGCGTATCGCAAGCTTCTGATTTCCTGCTTCAGTCAATCACACAGTCGCTTGGCTGGAATCAGATAATTGGAACCAACGATCCGCTGTCCGAAACCACCGGCTTTCAAGTTTCTCAACCTAGCATCACTTTCAATGTTCGAGATGGATTTCCGTTCGATCATTCACGAGGTGATGTTGAGTGGGCTACGCTCGATTCGAT